GTAATGAAAAAATTAAAGAAAGTTTATCGTCTAGACGTAGGGATAGAATAGACCCCAACGAGCTTAAAGGTTTTTCTATAGTTGATTTAGCAGTGGCTTATGATTTGGATACAAAAAGAAAACAATCAGAAAGACTTAATAGACTCCGCGAAGAAGAAAAAGGTATATTGGAGAAAAGAAAAGACTACGTTGGTAATAGATATGACATATCTGAAGCAACAGAAGGTGAGGATTAATAGTGGCAAGAAAAGGAAGTAATTTAGAAGAATTACTTACAAATGGTAAAGAACTGGTAGAGTTTTACAGGGCTCATCCTTGTACTGCTGCATACGAACTGCTGGGTGTGGATTTAGCTCCTATCCAGCGTTTGGTATTTAGGGACATGTGGTTTAAGAACTATGTAATCTGTGTGGCCGGGCGTGGATATGGAAAAACTTTTGCTCTTGGTCTGTTAGCAGCTTTGTCAGCTATGTTATATCCAGGGAACAGGATAGGCCTAATTGGGCCAGTCTTTCGCCAATGTTTTCCAATAATTTCAGGAACTTACGACACCTTGTGGACTTCTAATGGGTTATATTCTACTGTTGAAGATTTTTACGAATCTATAAGCACAGGTTATACTAAAGTACAGTCATTTAAATCAAATAATACTATTATAAATAAATGGAAAAATATTGAACGTGACTGTATTTTGATAGAGTCTAATAAAGGCTTTGAGGTATCTGGAACAATAGATCATAGGATATTAGTTTTAGGAAACGATTTATCTTTTATTTATAAAGAACTTCAAGATATTACTGAAGATGACTATATAGTTATAAGAAAAGGATTCAACTATTTTGGTAACGATAACTCGATGCCCAATTTTGATGAATTTGTACATGATTGGCGTACAAAAGATTGTATTATACCTAAAGAATTAACCCCAGACTTAGCGTACTGGATGGGCTTAATTGTAGGAGATGGTTGTGTTTCTGTTAGTAAAAACAAAAGAAAACAACGTGTAGATTTTGTTAGTGAAGATCAGGGCTTATTGGATTCATTTGATAGGTATCTACGTGAATATTTTTTAGTAAATAAAGAAGAGCACATAAGAAGAGATAATAGAAAAAATAATACTTGGGAAATAGAGTATTTTTGTAAAAAACTAGTACAATACTTATTAAAATGCGGCTTTACAAAAACAACTGCTTTAGATAAAAAAGTCCCAGATGTAATTAAGAAAGCATCTAGAGAGATTTTCATAGCATTTCTACAGGGACTTTTTGACACAGACGGTAGTGTTTATATACAACAACATAAACATGGATACCCACATTGTGAGGTATCTTTTAATACATCCTCAAAGAGATTAGTTAAAGAGATTCAATCAGTTTTACTTAACTTAGGTATAATTTCTAATTTAAATTTAAGTAATAAAGCATGTATAAAACAATTAAGTCAAGGCCATAAACCCTCTAAATGTTCTGATGGTTATAAGTTAAGAATAACAGGTTATGAGGATTTGTATAAATTTAACGAGCTAATAGGTTTTAGATTTGACAGGAAAAGTAAATTATTACATAACTATTTAGTAGATATGAATCTAAAAAGATCTAATACTTTTGTTCCAGCAACTAATACAAATTTGTTATCCGCATTAGTAGAATTAAAAAATAACTGTACTAGAGGTTCAAATAATATTAAATTACTAGGTAAAATAATTAATAGATTAAAGCAAGGCACAAAAAAACTAAATTTAGATACTATTGAAAGTTTATTAATTATATACGATAGTATGGATAGTTATAAAAATAATGTGATTGATAATCTTAAAGTATTAGTTAATTTTGATGTATTTTTTATTAAGCCTAAAAACATTACAAAATTTAAAGCTCCTTCAATAGACATAGAAGTAGAAAATGAACATTGTTATTGGGCTAATGGTTTTATTAATCATAATTCAAAGATGATATTCTCTGAAGTGGAAAAGTTATATGATCAATCATCAATCCTTCGTGAGGCTACTGCTAAAAGACCCACTAGAGGTTCTGATACATGCTATCTTAAATTCAAAGCTATTGGTGGTAAAACACCTTCATATATTGAGGCTCTTCCATTGGGCGACGGTAATAAAATTCGTGGGTCTCGTTTCTATTTAATTCTTGTAGATGAGTTAGCTCAAGTTCCAGATATGACACTTGATCTTGTTCTTCGTCCGATGGGGGCTACTGCATTGGCACCTATGGAGCGTGTTAGAAGGTTGGAAGAAAAAAAGAGGTTGATTGATGCTGGTCTTGCTCAAGAATCTGATTTTGCAGACGAAAAGGTTAATAAAATGATAATGACTTCTTCTGGTTATTATAAATTTAATCATATGTGGAGACGTATGAAAGATCATTGGCGAATGATGAATGAAGCTGAAGAAAAAGGTGAAGATTGTTCTTATGCGGTTTGGCAGGTACCATATTGGGATTTACCGGAAGGCTTTTTGGATCTGAATAATATTGCTGAAGCTAAGCGTATTATGTCTTCATCAGAGTATAGTATGGAGTATGAAGCAGCTATGATATCTGATTCTGAAGGATTTTTTAAAGCTTCTATGTTGGAGGAATGTACTGTTAATTCTGATTTTACCTTAAAGATGCGCGGAGTAAAAGATAAAAATTATATTATAGGTGTTGACCCTAATCAGGGAGGTAGAGCTAGTTGTGGTGTGATAATTATTGAAATGGGAATGCCTAATAAAATAGTAAATGTAATAGAGTTAAAGACCCAAACTACACAAGCTCTTACTACTGCTATTCAGAACTTTTGTGATCATTACAATGTCATAAGAATATTTATGGATAGAGGTGGTGGAGGTAAAGCTGTTTGTGATTTATTAGAAGAGGGTTATGGGGATGTCCAACCTATAATAGATAGAACTAATCCAGATCATACACATTTAGAAGGAAGACATATACTTGAGATGGTTAATTTTAATCCTTCTTGGATTTCTGATGCTAACTTTACAACTAAAGCTATGTTGGAAGATAAGAGTGTGTTATTTCCAGCCCCGCCAGTTGATTCTACTAGTGATGCTATAGCCAATGCTTACAAGTCAGTAGAGGTTTTAAAATCACAATTACTTAACATTGTTGTAACTCAAACACCTACTGGTATACTTCATTTTGACACCCCAACAAAAGGTATGAATAAGGATTTATATTCTGCACTTATTTTAGCAGCACACGGTACACGAATGGTTGAACGTGAATTAGAAGAAGAAGGTGATCCTATTCTTTATAATGAAAGTGGTTTGGTTAGAGGAAGAAACACACCAAATCAATCTTTTGATTATTTAGGTGCTACTGGAAATTTAGGGTTTGGGGGAAATAAAATAGCTTCTCGTGTAGGTTTGAGTGCAGCTGTTTTAAAGAAAAAACCTAAATGATAAGAGGCAGGTACACTGATGTACTTTGATGAAGGTAAAATAATATCAGAGCACGGTAATGTTAAAGTTTATGAATATGACAATGACTTACTTTTAGAAATAGGTCCTAGTCATAATATATGGGCTCTAGGTAGTGAAATAAAAGATTATATGGATCAATTAAAGGACTTGCCCAAAGGTAGTGTTTTGGAAATAGGTTTGGGACTAGGTGTTGTGTCCAGATATATTTTGTCATTACCGTATGTAACAGATTTAACTACTATAGAAATAAACAGTAACGTAATAAAAGCTTACAAAGATTTATTAGATATTGATACAGATTTCATAAAGAGGTTTGGTTATAAAGATCATAATATTATAAATAAAAATGGTTTAGATTATATTGATACTTCTGATAAAAAATTTGATTTTATATTTTTAGATTTTTATGATGTAATAGATGAAGATACTCTCCCTGTTATAAAAAGAGTAGCTAAAAAGAGTAAGAAATTATTAAAAACTAATGGTAGGGTAATGGGGTGGTTCGATCCTTATACCCCGTTAGAATTTATAGATGATTTTTATGAGGTTTTTAGTTAGATTAAACTAACCTCAATATTAAATAGAGTTATTAAATTAACTTAAAGGAGGTTCTTATATGTCAGATAGAGGTGATTTTATAGGCGATCCTTGGTGGAAAAATAAAGAGCAGCCAGAGGATTATACAAAAAGAAGAACTGGTGCTATTACTTACACTATGGATGATTTAATTGGAAGAAGAGACCTAACTAAATACAAACCAGTTACAACCGATGCCACTACGGTTTCTGGTACAGGAGATGTTCTAGTTTAATAGGTAATTTTATGAAAAAAGATACATTAGATACAAATAAGTTAACAGCTGATTTACAAGCCAGATTTCCTAATGCAGGTATAGAATCGGTTTCTGTAAATTCAGAAACTGGGCAATCTACATTTATGTTGAGACCTACTAAACAAAATTTAGCTATTTTGGATAAACCAGGTATGGCCATTAAACCACATGTGTATGGTATGGAATCAGCTGCTACAATAAATAGAGATTTTATTTCAAGGCAAAATTTAGATTTAGGTCTATCTAAATCTCCCCATGAAGATGATCCGAAAAATCTTTTTAAGAGTGCAGAGAGGTATTATTACGAAGATCCCCTTATAGGGTCAGTTATAAATACTTTAGCTACTTTAGCTATGAAAGGTTTTGAGAATGATATTGATGATACAAATATAAAACAGTTTTATGATACTTGGGCATTTGATGTTAATTTTGAAGAGGTTTTAGAGTGGATATTTTTAGATTTTTTTAAGATAGGGCATGTGGTTACTTATAAGGTTTTGGCTAAATATGAACCTAGAGTCTCTTATTTATCACCCATACCTGGCAAAAAAACTAATACCACTACTGATAAAGCTGAAATAGATCGTTTATATAAGCTTCATAATGGTTATGAGGAAGAAAAAGACGAAACTATTAGGATGATAATTAGGGATGCTAAAACAGCAGGCGCTGATCAAACTACTTTAGCAAAGATTGAGCAAGCTGCAAAAAAGAATATATGGTCAAAAGGTCATCTGCCTGTAGCTTATACCGTGTTAAATCATCAACTTGTAAATATAGAAGGTAATTTGTTATTTGATAATGTTTCTGTTAAATTAACCCCACCACAAGAATTAGGACAATTATTAAAAAAAGATAAATCAGAACTTACTGAAGAAGAGAAAGTACTTATTAAATCCCTACCAAATGAGCTTAAAAAAGCGTCAGAGAAGGGCGGTGAATTTCAATTAGATTCACGTTTAGTTGGAATGATAACTTATAGGAAACAACCTTATGAGCGTTATGCCAAACCTAGATCTACTAGGGTGTTTGATACCCTTGAATATAAGAGGGCACTTAAACGTGCTGATATGAGTACTTTAGATGGTATATCGAATTATATATTAAAGATTACAATAGGTAACGACGAATACCCTGTAGTTTCACAGAAAGAACTTGAAACAGTAGCAAAATTGTTTGATACACCAAGTAAATCATTTGATGTAGTATGGAATCATACTTTAGAGATTGAAAAAATTGTATCTCCAGAAATAGAAGCTATTTTAGGGCCGTCTAAATATGAACAGGTTAATGAAGATATGACCGCTGGTTTAGCTGTTACTAGAGCTTTAATAGACGGTACAGGTGATATTAATACTGCTGAAGTTAGTTTATTAACTAAAGGCATAATGGAGGAAATTCATTATGCTAGGCGTCAAGTAGAGAAATGGATATATAAAGAGTATCGCCAAATAGCCGAAGCCATGGGTTTTGATCGTTTTCCTAAAATTCGTTGGGATGATAGTGTTTTAAGGGATGAAATTCTATATATGAGTACTTTAAGTTCTATGGTAGATAGGAGGATGTTATCTTATCAAACAGCATTAGAGGCATTAGGTTTCGATTATAATAATGAGTTGGAAAATATGAAGAAAGAGTTACCATTAGTAAAAGATGGAACATTTGGAATTACAGGTTCTCCGTTCCAGCAATCAACTTCAGGTCCTGGGATACAGCCAACCCAAAAATCACCTACGGGTACACCATCTGGTGGTCGGCCTAAAGGACAGACTAAAAAGAAAACACCTAATACTAATCCAGATAAACAGCCTGGACAAAAACCCACTAAAAAACAAAAATCAGCATCAGTTGAAGAGATTAAAGAAATGACTGAAGAGCAATATGGGGCATTTTTAGATGGAGCTAAAGAGGTATTAAGTGGGGATGATTATTCTAACTTTTTAGATGATATAGAAGAGATGAGAAATGCGTAAATACCTTAAGGAGAATAAAAATGACAACTTTATCAAATATTTACAATGCGAATTTTAAAAAGTCCGAGGCAAAGCTGCTGAAGGTTTCGTCAGACCGACCTTGAGTGAATTTTTTATGAGTCATAAATATTTTGTTGAAATTGAAAGTGCTGCGGGAGGTTGGGTAAGAACTTTGGCCGAGCCATCGCCACTGACAGTTCTGACAATATTTATGTTACAGGTATTTGGGACAACGGGCCTGATAGAGACATCTTCATAACCAAACTTCCTAACGATGGTTCTGGAACTGGCACCTATGGTAATTTTACCTATGCAGAAAGTTCATTAACTGATTCAGTGGGCTCATTAACTGATTCAGCAGGGTCTTTAACTGATTCAGCGGGTTCTTTAACTGAAGGCACACCGTATGAAATTGAATAATTATGTAGTATAAAAGATAGGAGTATAATATGGATGATACACAAAAATTTTATTTAACAGCAAGTATTAAGATGGAGAAAGAAACAGATGAACTAAAACAAGAAGTGGCGTCTGTTATAGATCTACCTGAAGGTAAGGAAAAACAACCAGATTTGTCATATTTTAGTGCGATTTTTGTTTCCAGCGGGGAAAATCTAAACCATGCTTATTTTTTAGGTTCAGAGCTGGTCGATGCAGCAGAATCTATAGTAAGTAAGGCTTTAGATGTAGAGCATGAGGAGCAAGAAATCATTGGGCATTTGTACTCTTATGCTTTTACTGATGAGTCAGGTTCCCAGTTAAATATGACTGAATTAGCTTCTACCGAAACTGCAACTTTAGACTCAAAAAATATGCATATACAAATAGGTTCAATTGTATATAAAAATAGATTTCCTGAAATTGCTAAAGAGATTGCAGATAATGAGTGGATGGTTTCAATGGAATGTTACTACAAAGATTTCGATGTTAAGATTGGTGACTTAATTATAACTAGAGATACAGCCAATTCAATTGGGATAGAAGTATCGAATGATGAAATTTATGGCAAATCAGGTAAGGTAATAAAAGATGGTAAAGAAATTGCTTCAGGTACTATAGCAAGGGTACTTAGAGGTATTTGTTTTTCAGGTTGCGGAATTGTTAAAAACCCTGCAAATCCACCATCTGTAGTTCTTGAAGTAGCTACTAAAGATATTGAAACCATGACTTTTTACATGGATGAACAAGAGGAAACGGCCTCTACTGAAGAGCCTGTGAATAATGTAACCTCTAAAGAAGTAGAAAGTGTAAATTTTTCTGATGAAGAAGAATCAGCACTAACTTATGACGACACAGTAGGTATTTGTGTTAGTTATAAAAAGCGTTTTGAAGATAAGGAAGGCTCAATTATAGCTGAAAACTGGTGTTCTGAATTTTCTACTACATGTACATCAGCTTCCAGAGATGCCTCTGACCAAGGTTGTTTAAGGAATATAGCTATGAATAAAGCTAATGCTTATGTCGAAAAGCTTTTAGAAGATAGACGGAATAAGATTGACACTAAAGGTTCTCTTAATCGTCTACTTTCAGCTTTGGAAAAGGCTGATAAATTTAAAATGGTATAAGGAGGAATAACTAAATGCCACAATTAGGTCAAGCCCAGTCAGGGAAACTTAGGAGTACTCCTAAACAGCTTAATGTTAAAGCATCTGATAAATATGCTTTAATGTTTAAGAATTATGGTAATAACCATAATGCACCCTTTATTTGGTCTAGTACAGCTACGGTAGCGAGTGGAGTTTCTGAAGTTACTGTGGTAAGTGGAATCAAGTTTTATGACATGGATCTTGCTACATATGGAAACTTTGTAGCTACACCTACTTCAGATCCAGGTGATGATTTTTGGATTTCACAAGATACTGAGACCAATGAAGTAAAAATTGTAGTAGGTACTTCGGTATCTGACGATGTAACTTTTAATGTTCAGGTAATGTTGGGTGCTGATGTAGATATTAGTGCTTACAGTACTAGAGGAACTGGTGCCCCTCAACAGTCTTACCCTTAATGAATTAAAATTATGTTGAAAATAGGATGAGGAAAAGGAATAATTAAACAGTCCTATAAAAACAAAAAAAGAAATCAGGTTGGTGTTACTAAACTTTGTTAGTAATACATTTTACAAGGAGGAATACCTTAATGGATGAAAAATTTTTGAAAGAAGTTGAAGAAGCTGTAACTAAAATCTTTTCAGAAAAAGAAGAAGCAGCCCAAAGACAGGCTACACAGGATGCTCTTAATGAGTCTGCTGAAACTATTTCTAATCTGACTGATAGTTTAGAAGAGAAAACTGAAGAGTTTGAAACAACTAAAGCTTCTTTGGAAGAAACAATTAAAAGCAAAGATGTTGAAATTGCCGAAATTACTAGTAAGCTTGAGGCAGCTGAAAATAAATTATCGGAAACCGAGGCATCACTGTCTTCTGCAGAAGAAGACTTGGAAAACATGAAGAAAGACACCCTTGCTGCGGCAAGGATGGTTGAATTAGAGGAAGTAAAAGTAGCAATGGCTAATGACATCGAAGCTCAAACTGCTAAAGTTAGAGAGATGTCTGACGAAGAATTTGCTGCTTATAAAGCAGAACGCATTGAATTACGTGAGTCTGTCATGAAAGAATTAGAGGAAGCTAGAAAGGCTGAGGAAGAAGCAGCTAAAAATAACTCTAATAGTGATGAGGGTGGAACTGAAGCAGCTTCTCAAGGCAATAAAGCCAAGGGAACTACAACCCCACCAGCACAAATAGCTCCTGGGCAAGCAATGGCAGCAGCTATGAATTTCGAACATAAACCTTCGGATGACATGCTTTCAAAATATGCTGATATGGGTAAAGCCATGGCAGCTAGCATGACACCTGAAAGATCAAAGTAACGAGGAGGAAAGAAAGGTATGTTTATTCCTAGACATTCAGTTATAGCAAACCAGTTTTGCAGCTACGCAGAAAGTGAAACCTTTGGTTCAGCCGGCGTAGGAGGAGTAGTTGCTTATGCTGGTTCAGTAGTATATCTAGATCCTGATGCTACTAATGAGGAACCAATGGTAAAGAAAATGGAGCATGGTGTTACAGAAACACCTTTTGGTTTCAGTATGCAGAAAGTTAAAGTAGGTTACCATCAGGTACACCCAACTGGTTTCTATATGCCAGGTGATTTGGGCTCTAGTGATGCTATTGCTCAACCACTTTATAATGCATCAGGTGCAATTACTGGTCATAAATCAGTCCCAGTGGGTATAGCTCATCTTGGCATTTATGATACTGTTCATTATATTTGTGATGCTACTGACGGCACCGTTGATACTAAAATGAAACCAGGACAGTCATTGTATCCTGCGTCTTATCAGGCAAGGGTTACTAATAATACTGATGCTGCTGCAGAGGATGCAAGTGGTGAAACTGGAGCAAGATGTTCAACAACTGCTGTTGGTAGAGTAGTTAAGGGAGCAAGTGTTGCAAAATGTCAAGCAAATATTGATAACACAACACTTTATCCAATTAGAATTAAACTCCTTGTTTAATAGGAGTTAAAATCGGATTAATGTAATTATACATCCGAAATTATAAATTATTAGGAGGAAATTATGGAAAGACAGGAAATGATGGACTTGTTCAAAGCAACTGCCGAAGTTAATACTCCTGAAGGCATGGCAGCATATCGTGCTTTTGCTGCCGCTTTGACAACCCCTATCTTACAAAAAATTGAGTTGGAATCAGTTATGCGCCAACTCTTTACAGTGGAAAGACTAGGTCCGGGAGCTCAAGCAGTATATCCTGTGGCTGGATGACTTTGGCCACACTTATAGTAATATAAGTTAAATAAAAAGAACTATATGCTGGAACATCCTGTTAATCTTTAGGTACTAGCCTTAGGGCAGTGAAAATCTTAAAGATAGGGACAATCAGCAGGAAACCTTTTATAGGGTTCCTCAACGACTATACGTTCTTCCCCTCAATCGAGGGTGATGATATAGTCTGAACTTGGCGGAGACGCCAAGAGGGAGTGCCGAAGAGCCTCCCCGCCTAACAGGTAAAGCTGAGGTCTTTATAAGTAACAGAGTGGAAGATTTCGAAATTCCGGTTTGGGTGCTCCCTGGACTTGGATATGTTGCACAGAACTTCATTGAGGGTATTTAAACCAATGCTCTCGTAAAATTTCACTAAATGCTGGAAAATCTTCTAAAGATTATTTTACTGACATCGTAAAAATAAATAATACATGGAGACAATCATGCAGGAAACTATTACAGAAAAGAATATAATTGAATGGATCGCAGGCTTTTATGACGCAGAGGGTTGTTTTAGGATAAGTAAACAAAATAGGAAAAAGTATATTTCCTATAGTCCTAGAGCAATAATTAATAATACTGATTTAGATACGATGGAGTATATAATCTCTACGTTAGTTAATAAATATGGAATAAATGGTCATGTTAGAAATTCTAATCCTACTACTAATAGAAATGCAGTTAAATATTTGGAAATAGGTAGAATAACTAAAGTGATTGATTTATGTGAGTTATTACTTCCGTATTCTATAGTAAAATACGATGAAGTAAAGTTATTACAGGAATTTTGTATATCTAGAAGAGATAGATTTATTAGGTATAATATAAAAAATTTCAAACTTCCATATAGTAACTATGAGATATCTCTATACGAATCTATGGCAGAATTTAAAGCTCATAAAAAAGGTAGAAAGTGTTTAAGTTACATCCCAATATATCCAGAGATACGAAATGAAATTACTTGGCCATGGTTGGCAGGTTATACGGATGGTGATGGCAGCTTTAGTATTAACAAAAGAGGTACAGCTTCTTATTGTTTAGCGACTTCTAATCCTACTGCGAGTGATATGTTAAAAGCTTTTTTTATTGACAAAAATATATCTTTTTATTTTGATAGTCAATTACCTTCTAAAAACCATTTAAGCACTTGTAAGCGCAGAATATTTAGATTTTTTATAAATAATGTTGAAGATATACTATACATTATAAAAAATACAGGAAAATATCTTGTATCGAAATATGATACAGCACAGCTTATGCAAGAATACTGTGAGTTAAGAAAAGATAGAAAGGGTAAATGGCGAACAGAATATGAAAATTTATTTGTTGGAAGAATGGCTAAATTAACACAATAGATTCCCCAGAGACTATACGTGAAACACAACTGTGAAGATATAGTCCGAACTCATAGGAGACTATGAGAGGAGAGGTCGAAGAACTTCTCCCGCCTGATAAATCAGGTCATTAAAGTAACAGAATATTTGATTGGTGAAGAAGTTTATGTCCCAACATTCACAATAGATGCAGCAGCAGATTGGAAAATAACCTATGCTAGAGATTCTCGTATTGATATTGCTACAAGAGCAGCAAATCGAGCAGCAAAAGATCTAGCTAATTACGAGGAAGAGTCAAAAACACATGCTCCTTAATATGGTGACATATTAAGCAAACCACGAATATGCTGGAAGGTCTCGTGAGGCTATAAGTACTAGTCGATAGACAGTAATAATCTTATAGATAGAGAAAATCAGCAGAAATGGAGATTTTATGATAATTGAAAGAGAAATAATAGAAAATACATATAAAGGTAATATTTTTGAAACTGCTTCAGAATTAAGAGTTTCAGTACAAACTATAATGGCATCACTAAAAAAATATAATATAAAGTTTGAAAAACCCAAGCACATATATGGTGATCTAAAAAGAACATCATTTTCAAATTTTCAAAAAGGTCTTTTGATAGGTAGTATTTTAGGTGACGGTCATTTAGAAAAAAGATCACATTTGAAAAATGCTTCTTTTAGAGAAGAACACTCTATGGATCAAGTGGAATGGTTAAAATGGAAATATTATAATCTTAAACCATTTACAACTTCCAATATGTGGAATAGGGATAGAGGAAAGAAATTTCTTATGCCAGATGGTAAGGGAGGCAAAAAATACTATAATATACAAAAAGTATGTGCTATGTCTACAAACACTCACCCATATTTAACTGAACTGCATAATGAGTTTTATGTTGATAGAATTAAAACAGTGCCTTTTGATTTTATAGATAAAAATTTTGACATAATAGCACTTGCGACATTGATTGGTGATGATGGAAATCTATGTGAAAATAGTGTCAGATTTTGTACTGATAGTTTTACAAAGAAGGAAGTTTATTTTTTGGCTGATATTTTTTCTAAATTTTATAAGAGTAGGATAACTGTCAGAGAAGAAAAGAAAGATAAGTTCAGAATTATATTTACTGAAGCAAGAAAAGATATTAATTTTTTTAATACAATAAGAGATATATTACCTAAATGTATGCATCATAAAATTACTCCAGTTCTCAACGAACACCAAGTGGCTACTCAATGAGTAGATGGTATGTTCTGAACTGTGTGGAGACACACAGAGGGTAAAAGAAATTTTGCCCCGCCCAAATAAATTTGGGTCTTAAAAGTAACAGATTTGGTGGTTGGCGTGTAATTATGCCAGCAGCAACCTCGGCTTTTAGTGGTAAAGGTCTATTAGGTTCTAGGCCGGCACCAATTTATGAAATTAACCCTACAGCTCAGGGTGCAGGTTATCTGTCAAAAGAGCTAATTAATAAGATGATTGTTGGATTTAAGAGAATCGGTAGAACACTTACAGATCTCTATGTATCACCAGAAGATGCGGCTGATATTCGTGAATGGACCAATTAAACGATCCCGCTGCTCGGTAACGAGTAGATGAAAAACTAGTGAATTCGGAAGAACTCTCAAATAATTGAGACAATCCCGAGCCAAGTACTGAAAAGTAAAGGTGTAACGACTAAATGGAGGCAACAAATGGCTTATAATGATATAAAAGGTTTAAGAATTACAAAAAATAACGAGTTAATAGTACAATCTAAACATCAAGCTAATGGAGTAATAATTGGTATGATGTTAGGAGACTCTTCAATGAATAGATATTTAGTAACCAGTAAAAAATTTGAAGGTATGTGTGCTCGTAGAAGAAGCAGGATACAAATGAGCACTTCACATTGCCCTAAGCAATTAGATTACTTGCTGTGGAAAGAGTCTATTATTAAATCTTATATTAAATTTGGGAAGTTAATTACTGATAGAAGTAAACAAGATGATGGATTTATTTATTATAAAAAAACATCATTAGTAGAAAGTTCTAAAAACTTAGTTTATCTTTTTGAAAATTTCTATGCGTTAGGCAAAAAAAGAGTGACATCTAAAATTTTAAATAGATTAACGGATTTAGGTTTGAGTATTTTGTTTATGGATGATGGAAGTTTGATTCCTCATTCTTATAGAAAAGATGGTTCTATAAGGGCTTTGAAATTAAGACTACACACCTCAAATTTTACATATAATGAGCATTTAATAATGAAAGAGTATTTTGAAAAAAAATCTATTTATTTTAATATTACTAGAGATAAAAAGTACTATTGTCTGTCAACAGGAAAAAAAGACAGTATAAGTAATTTCGTTAATATAGTTAGTCCTTTTGTAAATTTAGTTGATTGTATGAAATATAAAATTAAGCCGTTTGATGCTTTTGTAAGCGCTAGTTATCCTTATGATGTGTAGGGATAAAGATATAGTCTGATCTGCATGGCGACATGCAGTTAACATTATGCGACACGGATATTGACCCAGTAACTCGTAGAGAAATTTTCCAGGCTTCCGGTATGGGAAGTATTTGGAATGTAACTCTTCACGAACTTCAGCATTTAGGTGCTACCGGTCTTTATAATATTAATGGTAACACTGCAGCTTATGGTAAGTTTATTGCAGATGGCTCCAATGATTATAATGGTTATAGCCTTGATAATCCAAATATTACTAATGCTGATGGTACTGTAGGTACTCTTGGTGAAACCCAGATTCTTGGTTTTGATCACAGTGTTAATGATTCTCTTGTTATGCCTATTCGTAAAGAATATGAAGCTCATGATGATCCAACACTTTTACGTATGCAGAAACAGGGATTTTTTGGATGGGCTGAAATCGGTTTTGCATGCCTTGACAGTAGAATGCTTGGTATGGGTGTTATCGACAGATCACTATAATTATTATGTATATTTTTTGATATAACATATATATAAATGTAACACTAAAAATCAGGGTTACTAAAAAATCCTGATTTTTAGTGTTTACTTATATAAATTAGTGCTTATATTGTAAGTGTTAGTTTATTAATATGTTTATATGCGAGGTTGTAATATGGTGAGTTATAAAAGTAAGTTATGTGAACTTTGTGGTAAAGAATATAATCCTACAAGCCCAAAACAAAAATATTGTATTGATTGTAAAGATGAGGGTAGAAAGTTAGCAGATCGTAAACGTGATAGAAAACGAAGTAGAGTTAAAAATAATTATAAAAAGTATACAAGAGTATGTCCATCTTGTGGTATGGAATTTACTACATATTATTCTAAAAAGATCTATTGCGGCGATTATGGGTGCGATGTTGATAGAGTAAGTGTTAAAAATAAACGTGGGCATAAAAATAGAGATAAACAATATCTTATAGAAAAAGGCAAGTGCTATTATAATGAGAACCGCGATTCTTGTCTTTTGAATAAATCAAAAAAATATAGAGAATCACACCCAGATGCCCCGCCATATGTACCTGGTAAAGTACATAAACACCCTATAGATTATATAAAAAGGTACATTAGTGATCGTGGTTATACTTTATTGTCTGATAAATATGTAAATTCTAAAGAAAAGATACTTTTGAGATGCCCTGAAGGCCATGAGTGGGAAACCACATTTCATAATTTTAGAGATTTAAGTGATAGTACTGGTAATAGGTGTATGGTTTGTTATAGCCAAAATAACTATATATCCAGATTAGAACAAAAAATAAGAGATTTTTTTGAATGTAAACTTCCTGATGTAGAAGTTATATACAACGATAGAACTCAGATAGGCCCTAAAGAACTTGACTTGTATTTACCTAAATATAATTTAGCTATAGAAGTGTGCGGACTTTATTGGCATTCAGACACCGCAAATAATATACATCGTGGGTATCATTATGATAAAATGATCTCATGTAAGCAAAAAGGTATAAGATTAATTACATTGTTTGAGGATGAAATAAATAAAAAATTTGATCTTGTTGCATCTAGAATATTACAGGCTATAGGTAGGGTATCTAATCGTATTTATGCCAGAAAATGTGTAGTACATGAAGTACCTAATAAAATAGCTTCTAAATTTTTTGATAAAAATCATCTACAAGGATTTTGTCCCGCCAGAAAGATTTTTGGTTTATACTATAATTGTGAATTAGTAGCTGCTATGTCTGTAGGTAATGTCACTAGAAATCATGCTAATTTAGGAAAAACTCTGGAATTGAAAAGGTTTTGTTCTATTAGTGGTACTACTATTATAGGCGGGGCAAGTAAATTATTTAAATATGTAGTTTCTTATGCTATAAATAACTCATATGATAACATTAAGTCTTATTGTGATATGAGGTACGCAAATATTTTTAATCCTGTTTATGAAATATTAGGGTTTAACTTATTATCAGAGACTAAATATACCCCACATTACTTTAAATCTGGTGTGCGTTATAGAAATATGTCATTACGTAAAACATCTAAAGAACGTCTTACAGGTAAAACTGAATTAGAACTTCGTTTAGAACAAGGTTATAATAGAATATGGGATTGTGGTCATAGAACATACCTATATACATTTAACTAACCATTCTTTATAATAGAGGAGTATAAATTGATATTAGAGCTTATTACTTTAGTAATATTTACAGAAGCTGTAACTGAAATAGTTACTAAATCTGAAATTTTTAGTCCAATAAAAGAGTGGTTTTTTAATAGGCGCAACAAAAAAGTATTTAATTTTATCCATAATCTACTTGATTGTGGTTATTGTTTTTCAGTATGGGCAAGTTTTTTTGGTTTAATTTTATTAATTACTGAAAATAATTTTGCCTATTTTTTTATAACAGGAGTCGTTGTACATCGTTTGTCCAATTTTTTTCACTTTGTATTAGATAGAGTTCGTGGATGAAAGAATAATTTATAGGAAAAGGGAAATATAATTAGAAAAGGAGAGTAAAATGAATGGATATGTAAAAAATATATCACCAGAATGGATCTATGCTATGAAAAGAGCTATTAGACCTGGTGGTGAAGTTCCGCTCGATGAATTATATGAGCAGTATGGTAAGAAGTATAATATGGAGCCAGACGATGAGTTTATTAATTGGCTTACAAATGTAAAACTGAAGAATGTTAATAAATGGAAGATAGTCTTTGATACTAATGCTAAATCCGAAGCTGTTGAAAAAGAAAAAGAAGGTAATAAGAAAACAAGTAATTCTAGTGTTACACCTATGGTTTCTAAAGGTATGCAGGTGGAGGATATTGTTAATTTGACAGTTCGGAAAGCTCGTGAAGAATTACCAAAGATTACTGATTTAAATTTACTTAAATATTCTTTACAAGAGGCTAACCAGTTGTCTAATAAAGATAGTTTATGTAGAATTATTCGAAAAAGAATAAAGGAATTACAGATTTCAAGGTAATTTGATTCTCACTCTAGTGAGATTTAATTGCACCGATATGTAATTTGGGTGGTTAAAACATGATTATATTAAGAAAAAAGAGTACTAACCATGTTGAAAAAATCATACAGCCCGGGCAAACGGAGCAATTCTTTGATTTAGATTTAAGTGGGAATGAAGCTTATGACTGGAATATTAAAATACGGTGTATGGGGAAATCTAGTATAACTAAAATTACCAGTCTGTATAACGACGACTTTATAGAATCTACTAAGTATGCTTTTTTGGGTGTAAGATTTAATGCTGATACTAATATTTTAGTATCAGGGGGCTCATCTTGTAGTCTTTCGGTTACAAACAATGAGTCTGAATTAATGACGTGTAGTGTTAAAGTAAAAACATTTTAAGGAGGAATTTAAATTATGGCACTTTTTGCTATTAAAAACGGTCTTAAGTTATTTAATTCCGATCAGGTAGAGTCTGATGTTCTTAATGGTACAGTAGATCCATCACAAGGTGCTGGTATCTCTGCCCCGCAAGGCTCACTCTACTTAAAGCAAGATGGTATTTCGTACAAGAAAACCGGTGCTGGTGATACTGATTGGCAGCCTTACAGTGAGATTGAAGGTGGAGGACTTCTTTGGTCCACTATTAGTGGTGCTACTACAGCAGTGTCTAGTAAGGGTTATATTCTAGACTCTAGTTCTGCTGGATTTACAGTTACTATGCCCGCCTCTCCTGAAGAAGGCGATTCAGTAGGTTTTGCTGGTCTTGGTGATATTGAAACTAATAATATAACTGTTAGTCTTAATGGGAACAACCTAAATGGTTCTAGTGATGATTTAGTTATTGATCTTAATTATTGTTACTTCGAGATGTTGTACACAGGTGATGCAACAACTGGTTGGGTTTTATCTAACACAGATGAGTCTGGAAATGTAGATAATATCCAAAACTTTATTGGTAACAATGATAATGTTGATGCAGGTACTACAGAATTTACCGAAGAAAATTATATTGTAGGTGGGGACTCTCTTGAAGATGCTATTGATAAATTAGATATAGCTCTTGCTGATGCAGAGGCCACCACTTCTGGTGTTGATGCAGATCTTTCTGCTCTAGATGCAAGGGTAACTACTAATGAAGGAGATATTTCAACTAATATCTCTAATATTGCCACAAACTCTGGTAATATTGCGACAAACGCTTCTGATATCGATACTCTTGAAAGTGATATGTCCACTGCTCAATCTGATATTATTACTAATACTAATAATATTGCTACAAACTCTGGTAATATCGCATCTAATGATACTGATATTAGTAATTTGGAAACTTTTGTTGGTTCTGCTGGAAGTTCTTCTCCAGATTATACTACAGAGTATTATATCACTGATGGCGACGATCTTGAAGCAGCTATTAGCAAACTTGATGCGGCACTTAATACTGTTGACAATATAGCTCAAACTGGTGTTAATTGGCAACAGACAGCTAAAGCTATTACGGCTGATGTAGTTAATACTACAGTTGGTGCTTACTCTGGAACTGATCACTTTTCTGATGACGATGTCCCTTTCTGGACCCATGATGACTGGTCAGATGGTGATAGGGTTGTATCAATGAACGCAGCTACTTCAGGTGTTATTTATACCTGGGATGATGGTGCTGATCAATGGAATCAATCAGGCTCTCTTGGGGCTAATGATGCTATTGCGGTCCAGTATGATTTCCCAGATGCTCCTGGTAGTCAAGAAGACGGCGCAGCTTATATGATGAAATCAGATCTATCAGGTCTTATCAAGATTGCTGATTTTGACCTTGAAACAGCAGCTTCTATTGCTATTTCTTCTGGTTATACTGCTACTTCTGGTACTATTTCAGCTTCTGATTCAGTTGAATCTGCAATTGAGAAACTTGATTGGGAAATTCAGAATGCAGTTGCTGGTGATATTTCAGCTCTAGAATCTAGAGTAACAACTAATGAAGGTGATATTGATACTCTTGAAAGTGATATGAGTACTGCTCAAGCAGATATTATCACTAATACTAATAATATTACCACTAATTCTGGAAATATTGCAACAAACGCATCTGATATTGATTCTCTTGAAGGTAGAATGGATACAGCTGAAACTGATATTCTAACTAATGCTGGCGATATTACTACTAATTCTGGTAATATTGCTGACAATTATACCTATATTACAAACGTAGATACTGCACATGATAATCTTGCTGCGGCTGTTCTAACTGAAACCTCTACTGTGGTAGCGGATTCAGCTACAGATACAGTACTTGATACTGTGACCCAGGCAGGAAATTTAGGTGCTAAATGGTTTGTAATTGCATATGATGGTGCGGGCAAGAGATATGCTTGTGAAATCTATGCTATGCATAATGGGGCAACTTCTGCTGACCTTACAGAGTATGCTATTTTAAGTATTGGTACCCCAATACTTGATGTAGATTTTGATATTGCAGCGGATGGTACTAATATGAGTTTAACTGTAGATAATGCAAGTGGGGGATCTGTTACTGTTAAGACACAGAGAGTTACAGTTCAAACTACTGAAGTTGATACTACTGCAGTACTTTCCTAATTTTGGATAAAAATAGTTTTAATTAATTAATTAATCAGAAGGGGTGTGAGTAATCATACCCCTTTTTATTTATGTAACTTCATAGTTTATAGAGTTATATAATTATGTAACTTCTATAGATATAGAAAAGGAGAAACAATATGTTTAGAAATATTTTAAAATTTTTACTTCGTATTTCCTGTTGTACTTTTACTTTTCATGTTAAGGGTGATAAAATACAATCTAATAAAGCTTATTATGTTTATTCATGTAGCAGATGTGGGACTATGTTTGCGGTAAAAAAAGATAAATACAAAGGTGATACTTTAAAATAAGGATATTAATTATATGTCATCTACAAGATATTTAAATGCAAAAAATGGTATAGAGATTCTACATTCTGAAGGAACTACTCAAATTTTGGCTGGGAATATAAATCCTACTACTTCAGGTGTTGATGCTAATGTGGGATCTATTTATCTTAATACTACTGGTTTAAGTTTTATAAAAGTGGGTGAGTTAGATACTGATTGGGAGATTACTTCTCAAAGCATAACAGAGGTTAATACTAATTTAGATGGTGGATCTGCAGCAAGTGTTTATGGAGGTACTGAATCTATTGATGGTGGTAATGCATCAACAACTTATTAGGGGGTTTGTTTAAAAATATTATGGCAAAACAAATACAATTAAGAAGAGATACAGAAATAGGTTGGTCTTCTACTAATCCTATTTTAGCTCAAGGTGAAATAGGTATAAATCTTGATGATAATACTTTTAAGCTAGGTAATGGTGTAACAACATGGTCAGGGTTAGACTATTACGCTATAGGAGAAACAAATACTGTTGTTAATTTAGGCACAGGTGAAGGTATATTTTACCAAAAAGATGGAGAAGAGTTACAATTTAAAAGTCTAAAGTCCGATGGGTTGGTAGAAATAACTTCTGATGATGATTCTATAACCATAGATGTGACCAATTCAGGTATAGCTGATTATAGAGGATTTTCAAATATAGTTTATTTAACCTATAGTGGAGCTTCAGGTACATCTACAGGAGAAAAGGGGTGTACTTTAACCACCCCCGGCAATTGGACAATTACTGACACAAATGCTATGTACTACCTTGACACAGAAGATGGTAGTTTAATGGTTACTATACCTGATGCATCTTCTTCTAATGAAACAAATGCTTTAGCATTTAGAATGCCAGATTTGGCATCAGATGTTAATACTGCCACCTTACAAACAATCTCAAGCCAAAAGATTGGTCCAGCAACAACCTATGTTATGAGAAGACCCGGAGATCAGTTAGAAATAACTTCTAATAATTTTGGGGGGAGTGGTAATCCGGCCTGGAAGTGGAGACAAACATATAGTGATCGAAGTTATAAAAATGTTTATACTGTAGCAAAATATGGTGGTGATTTTACTGATATACAAAGTGCTATAGACCATATAAATTCTACAGAAGAATCAGGGGTTCATGGGATCAGTGTGATGCCCGGCGTATATGACATTAGTTCTATTATAACTTTAGATAGTGATTTGTGTAAAAGTATTTCTGGATTAGATACAAGAACCGTTATATTAAAGCCAACAAATGATTTAATTGGTGAAGTCTTATTAGAGATAAGAAATTCAGCCTATGTACAGAATATAACCATAGATGCTACTGATAATGATGATTTTAGAACTACTATTGGTAGTACAGGGATCAAGATAGATGATGATTCTTATGATGAAAACGCATTAAATAATGTAGAGATAAAAGGTTTTTATTCCAATGTTAATGTAGTAAATGGTTCTAATTTATATGTATTTAATTCGGATTTAAGTAAAAGTAAGTATAATATTACTACAAGTAGCGGATCTTTATTAGATATAGACAGCTCTTACATTTATGACGCAGAGAATATTAATATATATGCTAAAGATGATAGTGAAGTTTATATAGAGGGCACTGAAATTTATAATTGGGATTATACCTCAAATAGTGGTATTGCTGTACAATCAGAAAATGAAGCTTATGTAGAAATGTTTGGGGGAACTAATATATGGGGCCTTAATAAAAATCTTTTAGTACAAAATACTGCTACTATAAGAGTTGATTCTTGTGTTATAGAAGAAACAACAGCTAATCCAGGTATAGAGCAGAAGGATACATCTACATTAGTTATAGTAAATTCTAGAGCACCTTTAAGTGACATCGATATTGATATTGATGATCCTACCAATGTGTATATAAATTCTTATGATTCAACTTTAGGTAGAACTACTATAGGAAGAATGAGTGATGAAGATTCAACATTATTTTCTGTTAATGTAGGTTCTTCCACTAATCCAGAACTTAAATATATATCTAATTATTATGGGTACAAAGGGTTAGTTTATTATAATTCTACATCTGGGCAAAAAACTATGCTGTCTGTAGAAAGTCTTAATGCAGAAGCTGAATTGTTAGCTATAACAAAAGGTGTTAGTGCTCATGATAGTGGGGTGTATTTTAATTTGTATAGTGATCAGTCAGGATCTTTACGAGGATGGGAAGTAGGTAAAAGTACTGGATGGAATCCGTCTTTTACTTTTAAGTATTTAGCTTCTACACTAGCTTTACAATTAAATTCTGATGGTTCAATACAACTTAATTCTGGTGAAAATGTAAATAAGATTTTAGATGAAGATGACATGTCATCTGATGATAGTTCTGCTCTTTCTACACAACAAGCTATCAAGGCTTATGTGGATAATAATACTTATTCTACTACTGCTCTTAATAATGGGCAATTAGATAATAGATATTATACAGAAAGTGAAGTAGATACTATATCGGGTACTATAGATTTACAGGTAGTTAAAAGAGACGGAACTAGTCCTTTAACAAATGATTGGGATGTTGGGGATCATGATATTTCAGCCGCCGGATTCAATAAAGATGATACAGAAGTTGATTTAGCTTCTTTTGTGAATATCACTGGTTTATTAACTGGGGGAGAAATAGCTATAAATGCTGATCCGACTAAATTAAATGTAGCTTCAGGAACCTCTGTTTATGTTGATATGTCAGATAGAAGCAATCCTGTAGTAGAAACACTATATTGGGATTCAGATACAATAGATTCTACTTTATCAGGTGTTAGAAGTAAATGGGTAGGTATTTATAGAACAGGAAGCAACACTGGTAGCATTTTAACTGATACAGATTTTTCTCAACTAGAGAAGCGAACAATAACTGTTTTAGGCCGTTATTGGGGCGATGGTGATGATACTATTACGGGTATTGGTAATTACTCTACTGGTGCTTTTAATGATGGTAAAACAGTTGAAGACATAGCTTATGCTATGGGGTCAATTAATATATCTGGTAATGTTATTTCACCATCAGATACATCAATGAAATTAAATAGAAGTGCTGGACAAGCATTAAGATATGCTGCTGGTTATAGTAGTAGTTCTACAAGTCCTAATGTAATAGACTCTGTAGATCAGAATGACATTTCTATCTACCAATACCATGTTCAAAATTCTAATTCTACTACTTTAGCATCTGGAATAGATTCAAACTATTATGACAATGGCGGTGTAAAAACAGAAGTTCCTACAGACTATTGGACAGCACAAAGGGTCTATTATTTCCCTGGTAGTAGTAATGTACATGCTATATACGATCAGGATGTACATGCTACTAAATCTTTGGCAATAGATGGTATTCAAAAAGACACTTTAATTCTTAATGAGAGTATATTATCTGGGTCAATTCTTTTGTGTTACATTGTTATAAAGCAAGGGTGTACTGATCTGTCTGATTCAAACCAAGCAGAAATAATAAAGTCAGTGGAAGGTATAGAAGGTTTACTTCCTGGAAATAGAAACCACGGTGAACTTGGAGGTCTTTCAGACGATGATCATCCACAATACTTAACTTTATCTCGTGGTGATTCTTATTACCCAAGAACAAGTTATATTGAACAGTCAAGTAACATAAAGTACAGTGACACAACATTTGAACAAGAAAATGAAGAACCCCATGATAATGTTGAAGAGTTTTTAGATCATGTAGCTCATACATTGGTTTGGGATGGGATAACAGCAAGAACAAATATTGAAGAACCGTTGTCTTATGGTGCATACAACATAGTTAATGTTGCTTCAGGTATAGCCCATATTAATGACTCTGAATCAGAAAAAATATTCCATGTTACTTGGTCTGGAACCTCATTTAATACTGCTGATATGTATAGCGGGACAAATTGGTTTTATGTTGATGAAGAAGGTGATATCCAAATATCACAGTCAGAGCCTAATTACTATTCTAATGCGGTGTTAGGTTATGTTTTTACTGCCGGTGGGGCAAAATCAATAGGCACAATATATAACAGCGGTGTTTATGGTGGGGCTTTTGGAAGTAGAGTAGCACAAGCTTTAAAAAATATGGGTCCTTTTGTTGTAAGTGGTCTTACTCTATCTGTAGATAATAGTGATCATATGAAAATAGTAAATTCATTAGGAAATGTTCAACATACTCTTTTGAATTACGATCTAACAGCTAAAGATTCTTCTGATGCTGGATATACTTTTGGTAAATTTTTATGTTGGTATAGGAATGGTTCAAGCGGTAGTGCTTCTAATTGGTCAACTGACATGGATTTTGTTAATAATGAAGAAGGAAGAATACCATTAAGATACAATGATACGACATTATCTGGTTTTTATAACACAGAAGAAACAGCCACAGTTAATAGCGGGACAAACACCATAGACATATCAGTTGATATTACTTCTGAAATAGACCCTTATGACTTTGCACAGGTTGGCTACTCAAATTATATGTACTCTACACTAGTTTCTGGTGTTGAATGGACTGGAAGTGAGACAAGAATACATTTATTCTATGATTGGACTGGGCCTACTGCTGCAGACACTTTATATCTTTATAAAGCAGTAAGGCCTATAGACACTGGTAAGTATGTTAAGCATTTAATACTAAGAACAACAGATGACCAGATGCATTTTATATATGGAACTGAGCAGTTTGATACTGAAGATGATGCTAAAGATGGAGCATTGCCTGAAATACCTGAAGCAATAACAGAAAATTCGATTAATATTGCTTATATAATAGTAAGTTCAGATACTACTTCTCTTGAAGGAAATATTTATGATATAAGACCAACACCTTTTGCTGTATCTTCAGCAGGCGGGGCAGGAGGTGGTTCCACAGCATCAGATCATGGGGCATTAACTGGATTATCCAATGATGACCATACCCAATATATTTTGGCAGCCGGCACAAGAAATTTTTCTGGTAAAGTTGGTTACTCAAGTAATCAATCATTCTCCAATGACACAGACATTATAAGTAAAAAATATGTAGATGACTCAATAGTAATTGATCATGGAAATCTTGAAGGTTTAAGTGACGACGATCATGATCAATATTCCCTTTCTGATGGATCTAGGGATTACACAGGTATAGTTAGTTATGATGCTGAAAAAACATTTACTTCTGACTCACAAATAGTTGATAAAAAATATGTTGATGATGGAATAAGCAATTTAACAACTGATCATGGAAATCTAGAAGGATTGGCTGATGATGATCATGAACAGTATCATAATGATACAAGAGGTGATGCTCGTTATTATACCCAGTCTCAAGTTAATACTGCTATATCAAACCACCATGCTTCAAGTAGTACAGATCATGATGATAGATATTATACTGAAACTGAATCTGACAGTCTTTTAACTACTTTATCTGGTGTGCTTCAGACCTCTATCGATAATATAGAAACTGGCCCTTTATCTGCATGTCAAATAAGAAGAACAACAGACTTTATTTTTCCTTCATCCTTTATTTTTCCTTCATCTTGGGGAGATGTCACTTTTGATACTACTGATATTGAAAACAATACAGACGAGTTACAACATAATGACATTAATACTGAAAGAATAGATATAAAAGAAAGTGGATTATATTTACTACATTATAAGTTTCAGGTTATAAGAAGTGAATCTAACTTTAGTTACTCAAGAGTGGTTAAAAATGGTTCTACTGTTTTAAATGGAAGCGAATCTGAAGCTAATACTTATACTAATGAAGTACACGAATTAACAAGCACATTTGTAGCCAATCTTTCAGCAGGAGATTATATAAGTCTTCAAGGGTATGAGAATACAACAGGCACAACTACTGGTACAGATGATACAATACTATCAATAATTTCTCTTAAAGGTTTAAGAGGGGACCAAGGTTTACCAGGCCAAGATGGTGCTCCTGGTACTGGATCTACTATTAATATATCAGAAGATGGTAGCATTGTTGCAGCAGATACATCTAACTTAAATTTTACTGGTAGTGCTGTTACGGTAACATCTGGGGTATCATATACAACAGTAGATATTGAGGGAGCTAAAACTATTCAGTGCTATAGTACTGATACTACTACTAATTTAAATTCTGTTACTCCTGTAACCATTAACTGGAATGGTGAAGATATAAAAGATAATGATACTTTTACACATTCTACTTCTACTAACACATCCAGATTAACTGTTACAACCGATGGTTGGTATGAGGTATCTTATAATGTTTATTATTCTGGAGCCAGCACTAGATCAAATGTAAGAGGTAGGATTAGAAAAAATGGTAATGAATATTTGGGAAGAGGTGTATCTGTAAATTACACAAGAAACTCAACAAATGCTTCTGGTAGTATATCTTCTGGCCCATTCTTGGTACAATTATCAAATAATGACTATATTGAGTTACTTACTGATGAGCAAGGAAATTCTACTAACGTGTATATGGTTTCTGGTGATAATTATATAAGACTTACACTTTTTAGGACAACATAAGGGGGAATTTTAAAATGGCAATGCAGATGGAGGTTAATTTAAGTAATGGTATAGAACTCACAGAGGCATACTTGGTGATATCTAAAATGGTTTTTTCATATACTGATATTAATTCAGTAGATATACAATTAAGTGTCTATAAGGATGCTTATGCATTTAATAATGGAAAACCTGAAGTTCTGTACTTTACACATACTTGTTCTGGGAATGAGTTTGAATCTTATTTTTCTTATAATATCTTAAATGTAGAAAGTAATAATCATATAAATAGAGCATATGCCTGGCTTTTAAATTTAGATGCTTATTCTACAGCAGTAGAAGTTTAGGGGGAACACTATGATTATAAATTTATCTAATAATACAGATACAATAATAACTATAAATGATTTGGGAAGAGTTAATATAAGCCCAGGTTCAACCATTGATATAGCTTTGACTAAACCACTTAGTGATATAGCTGATAGTAATGATTTAGTAGAATTAATAAGTAATGGAAGTATAATTGTTGATAACGGGGTAGATACTTTTGATAAAACAGCAGCAATACAATATATTTCTCTACACAATGTTTTGAATGAGCCAAGGGATAGATCGGGCAAATTAAGAGTTCATCAAACATCTCGAAAGTTTGGCACTATGGTAATGTGGTCAGGAGAGGGCGACGACCCAAACAATCCAGTGGCGGTAGGAGGAGGACAAAGACTAGCTTTTGCTTACTCAGTTGGACAAACAGATCCTCTTACAAAGTACATTGATTATAATATGGTAGAGAATGAAACCTGGCTTCATGAAGGTTATGTTACTTGGGAGGATGCTCAATTAGATACGTTAGATTTACAATTAGTTCCTAGAGTAACTTCTACAATATCTGGAACCAATTATAATATTTATGGGGGTTATTTGATTGTCCCGTCCAACCCTGGTGAAGGTTCGGTTGATATAACTTCAGATATAACACAACATGATGGTGGTTTGGTTTATATGCCACCTAATGATTTAGGTGTCAAAACTACTGCATTTTGGAATGCTGAATGGGATACTAATACTAAAACATATACAAACATTTCTCCAGCCCCATCGGGTAATGGAGAATACAATATGTTTTCTACTGAAATAGTTATTGCCCAATTTGTTAGGAAGATGACATTAATAGGCTCTGGGTTTATAGCATTAAACTCATCTGATACGGATCAATTGGGGCATGGTATGAGACTCAAGATGATAGCTGATACTAATACCGAAGACTATCCTGATCACGATTGGAGAATAGCATGTATGATGTGTTTGCATAGGGAAAAATCAGTTGTAGGCAGTGCTTTATAAAAAGAAGGGAGGTAGAGTAGTATGAGCATCAAAAGTTCTTTAATAAACTTTTTTGGTGGTATAAAAATTTATAAAGGGGGAGTTATATTTTTTGGAGAATCTCCTTATAAAATTAAAGGCCCCGATATGCGTGAGGTACTAGATCTTATACGTCCTGGGGATATAGTTGTAAATAGAAAAGATCACTATGTTAGTAACATGTTTATCAAAGGTGATTTTAGTCATGCTGGATTATATGTGGGCAGAAATGATGTAATTCATGTAATGAGTCGTGGGATAAGGAAAGAGGATATTTTGGTTTTTTTGAGAGCTGATGCTTTTGCTTTGATAAGACCACTAGATCAAAGTAAGACAGAGTCTGCTATAACTAAAGCCCATGATAAATTTAGGAAAGGGGTTCTGTATGATTATGATTTTGATAAGGACTGCCCAGAAGAATTTTATTGTTCTGAATTTACCGATTATTGCTATGATTATGCTTTGAGAGATAATTTTTCTAAAAACTTTATCTATCCTGATGATTATATAAATTCCTCTAAATACCATAAAATAATTTGGATTAAAAGGTAAGGTTATATTAATATGATAGAGGCCAATAAAAACGAATCTTTCCCAATAGCAGTAACTTTAATTAATGATGAGACAGGTGAGTTAGAGACCGGAGAACAGGTGTTTTATGATATTAGGGATATGAATGACATACCATTGAGCCCTGTTACTAGTGGTACTTTGACAGAATCTACTGTTGAATATGGTATATATAAGGCTGAGGTAAGTATTTCAGATGCTGGCTTATATATTTGTTACGCTACTTGTTCAGGGTTTTTGGCCGGCACGGAGGAGATTATTATACATGAAGAAAATATTTATGATCTAGCGAAATCACAAAGACCGTATAATGTATCAGTAGAGGATGTAATCAGAACAACTGATGATATAGATAGAACTCCTTCACAAATAGCACGTAAAGTTCCATTAGGTAAAACAGATTATATTATAACAAAAATTAAGGCTGAAAATGCAGTTGATTGGAGTAATCCTATAAGTGAAGGTATTAGTTATGCACATTATGTATCTGAAGATCAAGAGCTGCCTTATATGATGGGAGGGGAATTCTAATGGATATTCGCCCACTAGTAGCAAATGGATATAATTTATGGACGACTACAATTGATTATTCAGATTTGGAAACTGTTTCTTATATCTGGAATGGGACCGGGAATGCTGATGTTTATGGTGATTGGATTCATTCTGGAGAGGGTGTGGAAGTTCCAGCAGCTATGTATCGTGGAACTAATGGTATGTCTGTAATTGGTGTGGCTAATAACACAGAAATGGTTTTTACAAGTAATACCTTAAAGTATCTTGATAATTTTGATTTTCTTTCTTTTTGGGTAAATATAAGATCTTGGGAAATTGGTAGAGATTTTAAAATAAAACTTGAAAATTCTGATGGTTACCAAAGCGATACACTTAAAATGGCTAATTATATTGATTATTTTAATACTTTAGATTGGCAGAGAGTGGTGATACCTTTACATATATTTAATATGAATTCAGAGGCTATAGATACTGTTAGATTCATATTAACTAAACATTTAGATTTTTGGATGGATGAATTAATGCTTACATTGGGTTCATCTATTATTATACCTGTAGGTAAACCTGATATGGAAACACAGGATGTTGGAAATAAAACAATGAGAACTAATATTAATATATCCCCTACACCTAAAGTTAGAACTAAAATGGAGGAATTAATGCTTACATTGGGTCCGTCTATTATACCTGAAGATGAACCTGATATGGAAACACAGGATGTTGGAAATAAAACAATGAGAACTAATATGAATATATCCCCTACACCTAAAGTTAGAACTAAAGTAGTGGATAATTTTCCAGGACCCATTAATTTATAAGGCGGTGAGAATATGATAGGTTTAAATTTTACAGTAGAAAATATAAGTACGATAATACAAGTTTATGATCAGATACAGATTATAAAATACACTGGAGATGAAGCTGATCAACCAGATACTCCAGTAGGTAGTATAGCTAGTTTAACTGAATGGGTTACGGTGTCTGGAACTGATAGTTATAAAGTACCAGTAGATTTAGTAGCTGGTGTGAGTAGTTACCAGACTTATGATTATGCTGGTGATTATAGTGATTGGTATAGTTCTAGGTATTATAGTACTTCTACTGGTTCTTATAGTGGTTGGTCAGATCCTATATTAGGAGAAACTGGTGATTTATACTATGATCCTATATTTCCACCAGAGGTAGAATATGGTACAGCTGATCAGAGAATAATTGATAGAATAAGACTCTATATTGGAGATCCTTTAGGGCTTAGAAGAGAGTATGGAGAAGAGGCACTGTCCTCTATTCATCCTGATGGGAGGACTTATGAAATGGATGAAAAGGGGTTCCCATGTTATATTACAATGGGTGGAAAGACCTTTACAGATACCTTAAATCCATCGGTTAATGGTTATAAGTTGTTGAAGTTTAATGAATTTATAGATACAACTTGTACTGTATGTTCAGGTATAACTAATGTGTGTGGGGACGATGAGATAAAAGAAATAGAAAATGGAGTCGATATTTGGTACTATACTTTTCGTCATTCGGATAGACAGATTATGGAGGCTTATGATAATTGTCCTCCACCTATAGGTCTTACTGAAACTACTGCTACATCCACAGCTTATATGCTTCAAACAGCTATAGATTTGATTAGAAAAGAGTTATTGGAAGATGCTGCAGAGGATGGGGCACGTATTGTAGATGACCGAACGTCTTATGATCCTTCGTCGGGCCAAAAGATAAGAAAGGCTATTTTAGATGATTTAATAAAACAATTAAGAGATTTAGTTAATTCACTTAAAATGAACGGCATCACCGGAGTTCTTATAGATTAGTATAAGTTATATATAATATTAATAGGAGTCAATATGAGAGGAAGAATTAGTTTTAAAACTAAAGAAAGATACAGAAAATCTATGCGGGATGTTATTAAAGGTCTTGGTAGGAAAGTTTTAGTTTATAAACAACCTATAAAGAATGAGTGTGCTAATTGCTTCTTTGATAAATTTACTGGTACTTCTTCTGGAAAATGTAAATGGTCTTATAACCAAGCTAAAGATAAGCAGGCTGAATATGAGGCATCTGGTGGAACAGATCTGCGTTATAAATACTTTAGAGCTGGCCGTTGCCCAATATGTAGAGGACAGGGTTATATAGAAATACCTAGGAAGGTTTGGGTGGACTGTCTTGTTACTTGGAATCCTAGTGAAGATAGTGCTAATAATTTAACTTTTACACCAGCGGGTACTGAAGGTTCTACTGTAGTTAGATTAAAAACTGATCCCAAATATTTTGACATATTTAAGAACTGTGATAAGCTTGAGATTGATGGTATAGAGTGTAAGTTGTCTAAACCACCTACTGTTAGAGGGCTAGGTAATCAAACTACTTTAATAATTGTAGCCTTTACTACTGAAAAGCCTCAATTAGATAGTGGTGAGGTAATCAAAGAGTATTAATGGGTGTTGAAAGTAAAATAAAAAAGATGGCTAAAGACATTGATGCTTTTGTATTAGAGGCATTAAAAGAAGTATTGAATGAAGAGGTAGAGAATATTAAGTATTTAATTATGGATGGCTTTAATCTTTTATCGGCCATGGTAACTAATCCAGATAGTAAAACAGATCCTATATTATATAGAAGGAAATTTGAAGATAGAATTGAGAATTTTAATTATATAGAGGTTGGAGAAAATAGTGTAAAAATACACACACCTGATATGGAAAATTTTGATTTTTCTGAATTAGAAATTGTAGAACAGATATTAGAAGGTACAGTAGGGGTGTTTGTTGAAATATCACAAGAGGATATGGAAAAAATTACCGGTAAGACTGTAGTAAATAATAAACCAGTAGATCCATCAGTTCCTAAAAAGGATAGAATATATTTAGAAAGATATACTCCAAAGGTTAGACAGAAAGAAAAAGAGGTTCTTGAAAAGAAACTAGTTAGATTTCCTTTTTCAAACACACCCCCTTTATATGGGAGGGTTTTTGGTCCGGCAGAAGAGTATGTAAGTGATAATATCGAATTTTGGTCAGATGAGGCCTTAAGAAAAGGTAGAAGCAAAATGTTAGATTATTATAAGGGGGTAAGATGATGCAATCATTGAGGAAGGAAGATTTAAGTTTATCTCATCATATAAAACACACCGCACTTAGAGATTTTATTGAAAAAGAAGAACAGGTGCCTCTACAATTGATGTCTAATATGTCTTGTACTGGTACATATGTCTATGAAGCTATTACTTCTACCTTACCTAGTCCTACAGATAGGGGAAGGGGTTGGGTTTATTTTGATTGCCCACAATATGATGAGTACGGTGATTGTATTTATTCATTACCGACTTGTAATCCTGAATTTGTTATGGTTTCAGGTACTGATGCACATGGTGCATCTTGTATAGGTACTCCAGAGCAATCGGAAAGAGTTATAGTTTATGACAGTAACTTACAAACAATTTCAGGGGTTCCATATGTAATAGATTATCTTGATGGTAGGGTTGTTTTGGCTACTAATTCAGTGATACCTAAATATGTTGATTATTATTGGAATTATGTAAGTGTTGTCGATGAATGGGCAGCTATAGAAGCTTCAGATCCACCAGTAGTTGTAATAGATATGTTTGGAACTGATAAAGATGGTTATCAGTTTGGCGGGGGAAAGAAGGTTAATAGAAAAGTTGATATACATGTATTTGCATCTAATACATCTGAAAGAAATGATCTTGTAGAAGCCATACATGATAGTTTATATAATAAGAGTGCCCCAATTTATGAATTTCCTACAGGTGATGTTTTAGATTTTGATGGGACTTTTTATGGTAGAAAAGATAATCCAAATAAACTAACCTCTCTATTTAATAGAACGACATTAAATAATACAAGTGTCACACACGGAGGAATGATGTTTCAAAAAGTTTCTTCTAGGCACGTTAATTTACCTCTGGTTATGTCGTTAAGTAGGAATGAAGTCATGTTGAGTGACTTAAATGCGTACAGATCTAGAATATCTTTTGAAGTAGAAATATATACAAGGAAATAATATGCCAGCAAAACTGACTATTGAAAAGGTAAGGAAAGAATTTAAGGATAAGGGTTTTGAGTTGATTACTGATACTTATATCAATTCAAGGCAGTTATTTAGATTCAAATGTAGTTGTGGTAATGAGTCTCAAATGAGACTTGATCACTTAAGACAAGGAGTCAAATGTGCTTATTGTTCTGGGAATAAAAAACTAACAATAGAACATGTTAGGAAAGAACTGCTTAAAGAGGGATATACATTAGACAGTACTACTTATACTAATAGTGCTACTAAATTTAATTATACTTGCCCAAAAGGGCATAAAGGTAGTATTAATTGGAATAATTGGGGCATAGGTCATAGATGTTCAGTGTGCTTTGGTACTAGTAAATACTCTACTGATTATATAAAAGAAAATTTGGCGGAAGAAGGATATCAACTTATTGATAAAGAGTATTTAGGTAATAAATATAAATTAACACTTATTTGTCCCAACAAACATGAATATAAAGTGTCTTGGGATAATTGGAAAAGTAAAGGATCAAGATGCCCTAAATGTAACGAGATAGGAATTTCAAAACCAGAAAAAGAAATTCAGGATTTCTTAAAGAGTTTCGATATTAGTTTTAGAACTAATGATAGACTTTTAATTAAACCATATGAATTAGATATAGTAATTCCTTCTAAAAAGATAGCTATTGAATACTGTGGTTTATACTGGCATTCCGAAATTTTAGGTAAGGATAGAAAATATCATTCACTTAAATTAGATAAATGTTTAGAGAGGGGCTACAAATTAATAACTATTTTTGAAGATGAATGGTTGAGTAAAACTGAAATAGTTAAAAATAGATTAAGAAATCTTTTATTTGATTATAATAATCTAACTACAGTATATGCAAGAAACTGTGTTGTTAAAGAAATAAGTAGTAAAGTAGCAAAAGAGTTTTGTATTGATAATCATATACAAGGCTATGCTATTAGTAATACAAGATTAGGTTTATTTTTAAAGGATGAATTAGTATCAGTTATGACATTTGCTAAACCATCATTAAGTAAAGGACAGAAGATTAGTAAAGAATATGTATGGGAATTATCTAGGTTTTGTTCTAAATCAGGTTTTAGGGTTATTGGTGGAGCATCGAAACTCTTGAAGTATTTTGAGAGGAATTATGACTGGTCAGAGATTTTTTCATATGCTGATAGAAGATGGTCTGATGGTAATTTATATGATAAGTTGGGGTTTGACTATATTAATACTACTAAACCTAATTACTGGTATTTTAAAAATAATACTAAAAGATATCATCGTTTTTCTTTAAGGAAAACAAAAGAAGACATTAAAGAAATGACAGAATGGGAAATTAGAAAATCACAAAATTGGAATAGAATCTGGGATTGTGGAAATTTAAAATTTAATAAGACAAAGGAAAGGTTTGCCTGACGATATCGACGCCTCATCATATCAAGGGCAAATAAGGAAGTTTTATACCAACCTGAGTGCTATTTAAAATTGACAGGAGGAAATAAAAAATATGGCACGTAACAGAATAATTTATGCATCACAAAGTGTTTGGGTAAATGGTGAGGTACTTTACAGAGTTCAGTCTCTTGGTACTACAACTTCATTTACAAGCGAAGATATTTTCGAGCTCGGTCCAAGTGGCCCTTCATATCAGTAATGATATGTCGAAACTCCTCTAATTGCTGGAACTCCCTAACATATAGAGATGAGGGTAATCAGCAGCGAAGCCTTAATATTTTAAGGAACGTTCAACGACTAGGCGAAAGCCGTAGGTTCTAAGTGGAATCGAAACGGGGAGGTTCCTAGTGTAATAGGAACTTGATATAGTCTGAACTTATAAGAAATTATAAGCCACATAGGTGGGAGCAAAAGTAACGATTTTGCTTTAACAAAATGCATCTCGATATTATCGACGTAGTGGACGATGTCAGGTAGGCATCCTTATTAGGTAACTAATATGTAAAATTTCACGATATGCTGGAAACTCTCGTTAAGCTTTAGGTACTAGCCTTAAGGCAGTGAAAATCTTAAAGATAGAGACAATCAGCAGGAAACCTTTTATAGGGTTCCTCAACGACTGATGTGTGAAACCCCTTAAATAAGGGTGATGATACAGTCTGAACTTGGCGGAGACGTCAAGAGGGAGTGCCGAAGAGCCTCCCCGCCTAACAGGTAAAGCTGAGGTCTTTACAAGTAACAGTATGCCCTGCAGTAAGTGTAACACTAAATACCAATGATTTTGGTGATGTAAAAACTCTTGCAGTACTTGCACAAGTAGCTCCAGCGAAAATTATGATGGACGCTACCGCTACTTCAAGTAATGCTAACTTAGTTGCCGGTGGGAGCACCTATTTACATGGTGTAGCTCTTGCAGATTTCGCGGTAACTTGTGGTAACCTTACTGGGGTTACGCTTTGGGCTCCAGTACAGGGTGAATGTTCTATTGGTACATTGGCTAATGACATTGATCAGACTATGTTTCTTGATGAAGTTTATATCAACAGTTTTGAACTTAGTTATTCAACTGGAGCTAATGCTACCGAGAACTACGGAGCAGAAACAGATAATAAGATGTGGTTATTGAATGATGGTAAATTTGTTAATTATCAGGAAATCACCGTTACAGGTGGAGCGGTTTCTGGTACTTTGAATTTAGCAGATGACGAAGAGGTAGCTGTACTTACAGCTGGTATTGGTTTCTTGAGAAAAGATGCTAATGGTGCTCCAGCGGTAACTTGGTGGGATTCCAGTGAAAACGAGATGGAGAATGTTGAAATTGCAGTTGGTACTGCTCCTGTAGATAATACTTATATTTATCACAACACTGGTTCAGGACATATTATCTATTTCCCAACCGTGACCAAAGTTCCAGCAGATGGAGATAAAATCCAGTTAGTCTACTCTGCTAGTGCTTATGCAGCGATGAATGAATATTTTATACCTCTAGAAGAACCTACTGAAAGACCAGATAGTGTAGGTGCTTTAAGACAGGGACAAGTAGAAGTTTACATTGTAGATCCAGATGATATTTCAGCTGTTGATTATACTAATGCTTGGCGCTTAACCAGTGCCTCCATTTCTGCAGATCTTACTCGTGAGCCACTTGCAGAACTTGGTCATTTAGGTCCTTATGATAGACCGTTAACTCTGCCTATCCCAATTACTATGAGTGTTGATTCTACTGCTGGTGATTTGGAAAACTGGGCAAAGTTTGCAGGGCTTTTGAAAGATTACCAAGATGAAACAGTAGATGATATCGATCTTGCTGATCTTATGAACAAAAGTAATTTAATTTTGGTTGCTAAGGTTTTTCAGCAGACTGATGAGGAAGCTGGCGGAACCCACGATAATCGTAAGGTTCTTACTGGTTCGGAACTAGAAGGTGAGGAGTATTTCTTTGATGGTACAATGTCTACCTATTCAGGTGGAGACACCGAGAGAGCTCTAAAAACTGTTGTTGTTAAGAATCTAAAAATCACTGACGAAGGTATGACTTTGGATGTAGGCTCTAATGCTACCCAGACCTTTGGTTTTAGATCCACTAATGATCTATTTGTAATTAAAGGTGATGTTTCTTACGACACTGTTAAATCTAGTATTGTACGTAACGTTTAAAACATATAAGGGAGGGGATTTTCCCCTCCCATTTATGTAACTTAATAATAGATATAAAGGAAGGTAGTAAAAGGGATATGGAAAATAAATACACTGAAAATAGCAGAAAAAAATTAACGGCACTTATTAAGAAAGAAGTGACTAGGATGATGGAACAATCATTGGATTTTGCTCATGTGGCTTGCCCGCCGGATAACTTCAAGCAGCTAAGATCGAAGATTTTAAGGGCAGGAAACAATTGTATGAGAAGTTTAGAAAGAGACCTCGATGATTTTGAGGTTAATTATACCAGAGTAACCGAAGAGGTTATTGAATTTAGAAATTAATGGAAAAGGAGAAAAGTAATATGGTTGAAGTAAATGAAGATAGGAGAAGTTTTGTTGGTCCAGATGAGGAGACAGAATATTTTATTAGTACTCCCAGTGCTGAAGATATTAGAGGTGCAGATTGGCAATATAGTAAAACCTATACCAGATGTTTAAATGAAGGTATTGTTACTAGTGCTGAAATGACTGACATTCTGAAAAGAAGAGGAATTATTGGTAACGATTACAATATGAGGGTACGTGAATTACAGAATGAGCTCAATAGAAGAATTTTGGCTTTAAATGATTCTACTGATAATGAAAACAAAGCTGATTTAGCAGTTCAGGTAGCTGAATGTAGAGAAGAGCTTTTTCAATGGAATCAACGATTAAGTGGACCTATGTCTAATACTTGTGAACAGATATCAGACGATGCCCGTTTAGAATATTTAACTGCTTGTATTATTGAAGATAAAGAGGGGAATCGGGTTTGGCCAGAATATGAAGATTTTTTGGCTGTGAAAGATCAATCCCTTTCTATGAAAGCTAGATATGAAGTTATGCTTTTCTTACAAGGGTATTCTTCTGATTTCTTGGAACAAACACCAGAAGCACGGGCTATGAAAGAGATAGAGGCTGAGATTATTTCAAAAGCTGCACAAGAAGCTGCTGACGAATTGGAAGAGGAAGATAAAGCTAAAAAGGAAGATATTGATTCAGAACCATCTTCTGAAGAAAAACCGATTGCAGATGAAAAACCTGCAGTTGCTAAAAATAAACCTGCAGCTAGTAAAAAGAAAACTAAGTCTAAAAAGCCAGAAAAGAGTAAAGATTCTAAAGGTTAAAAAATGCTACTTAATGAGGATGAAGTAGAGAAATATTTAATTAATATAAGCTCGGGCAAAAAATTGGTTTGTATAGATAATAAGTTTCTTACTTTTAAGTATCCTGATAATTTAGTAAAGCAAAAAGCAGAAATTATATATGATAATGAACTAGAGGAGGCCGTTAAAGGCGGCCTCCTTCTTAAAAAGGATTTACAAAAATTAATTGATGTTAGGGAACTTTTTTCAGAGGATGATCAGAAGAAACTTAATAGATTAGAATCTAAATTAGAAGGGCAAAAAGTTCTTTTAGCTAAAACTACAGTAGTTAAGGCTAATCAAGAAAGAATAAAGAAAATAATAAATGAAATACAGACAGAGATAAATGAGTTAAATTTTAAGAAATCATCTAAATTATCAATGTCTGCTGAAGTAAGGGCAAATGAAGAAAGATCATTATTTCTTTGTTGGGCTTGTACATTTAATGAAAATGATGAGCTTTATTGGCCAGATTTTAAATCATTTAAGTGTACAAAAGATATAAATCATAGGGATAAAATTCTTACCGATTTTTTGAAATTTTATTTCGGCTTGCCGACAAATATTGTGAGATTTATAGCTAGAAATAACTTATGGAGAATAAGATATGTCAGTAGTCAAAAAGTTTCAGATCCTCTATTTGGGGTACCTACTTCTGAATATACTTCTGACATGTTGAGTTTAGCTTATTGGTCTAATTATTATGATAATATTTATCAGATGATGCCTGAAGACAGACCAAGTGATTTGGTTATAGAAGATGATCAATCTCTTGACGCATATATGAAATCATATTATGAGGAAAGGAACAGGGAGGATGCGTCCAGGAGAAGTAAGAAAAAATCAACTGGCAAATTGTCAGCATTTGATCAGGAAGAAGTAATTGTTACTGCTTCTAATGAATTATATCAAGATATCGAATATAGTACTCCAAGAGAGTCTCAAAGAATTAAAGATAGAATTGATATAAAAAAGAAGGTTAAGCGAGGATAGGGTTTTACATTTTTTTGAATTAAAGGATTAAATATATGCAATGTATATTATAAACTAGGAGGGTACAATCTTGGCTACCAATGAAATTGTTGTAAAACACAACATCAATTCTGCAAACACAACTGGGGGTAGATCTCCAGAAATCTCAAATAATAATAATTTTAAACAAATGCTTGCTTCTTTAGAGAAGATGTTTTCAGGTCTTCCAAAGGAGATAGCTAAAGATATAACTCGTGCTATTATGCCTGAAGTGGTGAGACTTGTATCCAAGAGTATTGGTACGTCTTCAGGTGGGGCTACTGGTGTATCTAAAGCTGATATTACTAATTTGGTATCTACTGTGGCTAAAGAAGCAGCTAGACAGGCTACTAGCCATTTAGAGAAATCAGCCAAGTATGGTACTTCTACAGGAAATGCTGGAAGGCAACCAAATATTGCTTCTTTTTATGCTAGTATGGATAAGCGTGTTGAGAGTATAATGAGTTCCCAATTATCTTCTCTTAAACAAAAAGGTATAAAATTAGAGTCTTCTACTGAAAAGGCTATTATAGCTTTAGCTCAACAAGCTACACGCTCATCAATACCAAATGATTTCACTTCAGCTGTCAAGGAGATGTCGTCTGCTGTAAAGACTTTAGGTGCTTCTGGGTCTGAGATACATAAGGCTATTAAGGCTATTGGAAACCTTCGTACTAGTGGTGGCGGTTTAGATTTTAAAGAGCTGATACCTTATCTTTCAAATACAAAAAATATTGGTAAAGATTTAAAAAATACTCATGAGGCAGTAAAGAAAGTTTCTTCAGCCATTGAAAAATTACCCAGTGATTATAGGAAAAGTTTTTCTGATGTACTTACTGAATTAAAATCTTTAACTGCTGAAATTAAAAAAGGTTTGGTTGCTAAAGTTAGTCAGACAAGGGCTAAAGCCCAAGACGACCCACAGAAATTTGCTACTGCAATAGCTAATCAACTTAAGAAAGCTCTTGATTCCAGTCCTGCCCTTCAAAATACTCAGTTGGCCAAAGCTGTTGATAAAATGGTTAATGGGGTAGCTGATATTTCTTCATTACAAAAAGCTATTAGTAAATTTTCTTCTGAATTGGCCCAAATTAAAGGTGCAGATCCTAAAAATATTAGAAGTGTAGAACAGGCCATTGATAAGATGGAAAAAGTTTTGATAGCAGCCTCTAAAATAACTATTGATGGTGGTGCTATTAAGAGCAAACAGTGGAAGAAATATGTAGATCAGTTTGACTCAATGATATCTAAAATGTCGGACGCTATAGTTAAAGTTAGACTTGTGTTTGATGATTCTGGTGTTCTTAAAGCCATGGCCGAATTTAAAGACAAAGAGTTCAAGGTTACTGCTAAAGCGGATACAAAAGAAGCTAAGAAAAAAATTGATAGTGATATAACTGATAGAGAGGTAAAAGCTGTTGTTGTAGCTGATACTGGGGCTGCAGAAAAAGATATAGATAAAGCGACTAAGGACAGAACTACTAAATTAATTTTAGAAGCTAAAACCAAAGAATCTAAATCTGTAGCAGGTATCGACAAAAGAATAGAGAATATAGAAAAAGCGCTTGATAATTTTTTCACTGTCCTTGGTAAATACTCTTCTGATAGAAAGAGCCTTGAATCTAATATTCAAGGTAAAAAATATTATAAAGGGAATTTAAATGATTTAAGTGCAACTATGCAAGGAGACTACAAGTCTCTATTTGATGAATTTAGTAAAGAAGTAAAATCACGTAATTATGGTTATTTAAAACCTAGGATTCAACGGGAAATGGCCCCTGTGCATTCTTCCGAAAATTATCAGCATTTTCCTAAAGAAGTACAAAAAGCTTTCGAATTACTCAATTCTGCATTAGAGGAAGCTCCTCAAAGACTTCTTAATAAAGTTTCTAAAAAGAGTACTTCATCTGATAAGGAGCTTGTTAATGCTCTTAAAGACTTGAAGAAAGAATTAAAAAATATTGGGGTAGCATCTGATAATTCTGATATAGTTAGAGAGGTTAAGTCTTATGGGGCTTCGCTACTAAGTAAATTAGAGGCCGCAGGTAAAGATGTTGAATCTTTAAAATCAATAATTAGGAAGGAAGGTGGGATCACAAATTATGATGGCCAACTTTTTTCTTCTTATGTTAGTGATGGCGTAAAAAATGCTATTTCTTCTGTAAGAGATATAGTAGAAACTAGATCTACTGATAGTAGTAAGGCTGCAAGCAAAGAAGCTAAACGTATTAAAGACGGTATTAAAGAAACTGCTAATAATTTTACTGAGGCCTCTAGGATTATTGCTGATTCCACAGAGAAACTGAAGAAACAAGCTGGAAGGTCTGGTGTTGGGGATGGTATGGCCTCTAAAGGTGGTCTACCACAAGGTCTACCTTCTGGTTCTCCTTTATTTAATACAAAAACACAAGGTAGTAACTATTATAATTATGGTAAGCAACTTATTAATCCAAATATGTCAGGGATAAGTTCTAGAGATGGTGAAGTTACTACAAAAGGCGGAGAGGAAATTAGAAAGGTTGTTAGTGAGAATGTTAAAGGTCTTTCTAAATCTTTATTTGAATTACAGCAATATATAGTTGATACCCTTGATAAAGAGCTTAAAGCTTCACACAATAAGATTGGCGGAAATGAGTGGAAAATAGTAAGAGATCATGCTAAACAGAATATTAATGAATATTTCAAAATAGCTTCTGGTTATAATAAAAAAATGTCTGGTAAACAATGGACTTTGCAAATCGCAGACATTGACAGGCTGAGGAGGACAGTCGGTGATTTTGATCCAAAAAGCACACCTACATCTTTAATAAAACAATTTAAAGAGCAGAATTTTAGAAATCTAGTTTCTAAAAACGAACAACGTTTGCCCGAAGCAATTAGTGGTTGGATGAAGAGGTTTTCTGAAGCCGAGATTAAATCCTGGGATAATTTACCGGAACTTGTAGTTAAAAAACTAGCTAGAATAAAGAGAACTACTGATACTGGTCCCGGAATTTCTGAAAAGATGTTAAATGCTGTTACAGAGTTGGGCCAAGATCAGTTAAAAAGTATCTATAAGCAAACCATTAGTGAAATAGATTCAATTCAAAAATTAACTGGTGGATGGACAGAACAAAATGGTGTGGATCAAAGTCCTCTTGTTAGGAATGTATCATTACCTGCTGCCAGATTAAACCCTACAGGTGCAGCAACATTTGAAACAGCACAAGGTAGCCAAAGAGTAATACCTAAATTTGCTGTTTATAAGACTGGTTTTGAAGAGCTTTATGAGAAACTGCATGAATCTGGTAACTTAAAATTAGATAAAAAATATGCTGAAACTATTAAATCTGGAGGAATACGTCCAGATCCTTCCCAATTTACAGAATTTAATAATTTAGCTGAAAACATGTTAAGAGATCTGGCTTCGGCCCCAGGTAAAGAGGATGAGGCGCTTGGTTTTATTAAAGGCCAGTATAGGAAAGCTTCAAAGATTAGAGGGGCTGAACTAAAGAAAACAGGCCAAATAGATGATATAAGTGCTTTTAATAAACAAATTGAGGATGCATTTTCAAAAACCCATGGTGGTTTAGATAATTTTATGGAAGCAATGGAAAATGTTGGGGTTTCGGCCTACGATGTTGCTAAAAGCATGGAGAAAGTAGAATTTAAAGATATATATCAGATGTTCAAAAAGTTAATATCTGGTGCTGGAGATCCTAAAAGTAGTCCTTTAGTAGCATTAGCTGCTAATCCAAGTTATGATAGAAATATACGTGATTACGAAACTTACATGCGTAAATTAGTAGGTACAATTCCTATAGCTGATCCTAAAAAACCACGTAGATATGCTCATCAAGAACGTGTTATTAATCTCATGTCTATGGCTTCTCCAATATTTGAAGGTGGAAAAGGTGAAGGCTCAGGGGCTTCTGATTTTACTTCAGATCAACAGAAAGAGTTTATTAGAGATCTTAATCTTTCTTTGAGAGACTTTATCAAAAATAATGAGGTATTGGGTGAAACTCGTGGCCTTCCTAAACATATAAAGAATATTTCTAGTTTAGGGGTTCCTGAAGCTCAGGCAGCAACTCTAGATGAATATAGAAAAACTGCTAGAAATGAAGATACTAAATATTTAGGTACTTTTAATGCTACTAATTTAAAAATGTATACTGATAATCTTGCTGAAATATCTCCTTTTGGGGCACAATTTCAGCAATTAGGGCGTAATATCGCTAGTACAACAAATGCTATGTCGGCTTTTAAAGTCGGTATGGAGAGTACTGATTTTCCAAAATTAAGATCAGAAAAAGAAGACTCATTAATTTCTTCTGGCCGATATGGGGGAGAGGGTTATGGTTTTAATGTTATTGCTGAATTAAGAAACACAGCCAGTACTTTTGAAGATCAGATACTTGTTTCAGGTAAATTAGCAGATGTTATGACTGAATCTGTTAAGACTATTGTAGGTCCTGATGGGTTAGGCAGGTTGGGGGATCTTGCAAATTCAGGTCTTCTTGATAATCTTGATACTGCTGCAGTATCTAATATAGAAGCAAAAAAGTTAGTTAAATTAGTTGGTGATGCTGATAGAGTTTTTCAGGAAGTTCTTGGTGTTAAGTCTGAATATAAAGGAAGAGCGGACGAGGCTCTTATAAAAGATGTAGGTAAGATGATTACTGTAGTGAGAGGTAAAGAACTTAATGTTCAGACTGCTAAACTAGCTGAAACTTTTTTGAATTACTATGGTAGAAAATTTACTACCAGATTTGGTTCAAAGGGTGTCTCTGTTACTCCTCAAGGAGAGGGCACCGAATTTGGTAGAATTTTAAAAGAATTTCCTGACAAAAAGATTAAAGTACTTTCAAAGTCTGAAGCTGAAAAGGCTGGTTTAGGTACTGCGGTCTTGCCAAAGAGTATGGGTAAGCTACTTGATGAAATTCTTGAAAAAAATGCAAGTGAACTTCAATCTAAAGGTTTTACTGGTGTAGAAGTTGGTGAGTTGCAAACAAATCTATTAAAATCAGGCAATAAATTTATTATGGATATGTTTACAGATGCTTCTTTAGGGGTTGTAACTTCAGATGAGGCTGAACTTAATAAAACGTTGTTTAATAAGATAAATAACGCTTTAAAGACTTTAAATCTCGGCGAGATAGATAAAAATATAGAAGGTATAAATCAGATAAAGTCTTTATATAAAACACAGATAGGTGAAAAAGATGCTAAACTTTTTGAGGAGAAACCTATAGATATAAGAATAAGCTCATATGGTGCTGCTAAACGTGGACTACAGACGGAAACTCTAGAGACTATAATGAATAATGTAATTTCTGCTGGAGAGACTGGATCTACTGTTGTTAAGGATAAATTTGATAAGTCAGTTTATAGAAGTTTATTAGGTACAGCCACTGGCAGTAAAGAAGATCCCAAAAAGTTTCCAAGTTTAAGTGAATTTAGTAAAGCTTTAGGTTTTGAAGGGGCTGGTAAAGATAAGAGTCAGATTAGTAAAGATCTTTTTGAGACTTTTATGTCAAAAGAAACAAAGGGTGGGACTGTCTCTTTAATAGACAGAGATCAGTTTGTAAAAGATTATACCAAAGAAATGTCTGGTTCAATAGATCCTGATAAGTTAGAGTCTGAATATCAAAAGGCTGTAGCTTCAGCAGAAGATGTTTTGAGAGAAAAAGCTGACAAACTTGCTGAATTGGAGGCAAGATCTAACTATTATACAAGTGTTATAGATGAATTCGGTGATGCCAGAAAAGGCCTTGTTGGTTCCAAGTTTGTAGAGATAGTTGAAGATCCGCATAAATATGATGAATGGTCAAAGAAGGATATTGAGAAACAAATAAAGGGTGAGAGGTTGAATATCCCTGCGTTTGGAGCATATGCCTCTATTTTTGGTGAACAGTCTGAATTTATGAAGGACATGTTGGGGAATGTACCTACAGAATCTAAAAAACATTGGGAATATATAAAAGCACTTCAAGTACTTAATGAAGAATCAGCAGAGATGCGTAAGAACTTGTTATCGTCTGCAAAAAAAGTAGATGTAAGTTCTTTAAAATCTTTTACTAAATCTACTGGTACTTTTGTTCCTGGTTTAGATGAATCTAGAAGTTTATCGGATACAATATTAGATGCTGATAAGTTTCCAGGCCCAGTAGATTTATCTATTCCTAGTACAATGGACCCGTCCAAAAGAGAATCTTTTTATGTTCCTGGAGCAATAGCCAGAAGTACTTATCCTGAACCAACTATTGCTGGTGAAAGGGGCCTAGATTTAATTTCTAGACGACTACAACAGGTTGTTAATGCTGCTAAAAAAGTAGATGAATTAATGAATTCTAAAGAGCGTGGTGAAGGTAGTGTTAGGAAAGATAGGACTATAGGTAGAGTTAAATCTAACATAAATAAACTACGTGAAGAGGCACGTGAAATAGCTAAACGTACACCTAAAAAAGAAATGACACCTCAAGGGGATGCACAAGCTATACAAGATATTATTGATAGTTTAATGCCTGTAATTTCTGGGTACAAACCTGATCCAGATTTAACTATAGGTTATAACCAATGGAATGATGCTGCTAAATATATTGAAAATGTAAGATCATCTCAAATGGCTAAAGTAAATGCTGGTGAAAAAAATGTAGGGGAAGCTTTATACTATACTTTAGGCCAGGTAGTTGATGTTATAATAGGTGCTGATCCTAAAGGATCTTCATCTGAAAAAAGGAAAGAAGCATCTTCTATGTTAACTGAGAAGGTAGCTCTTGGACAGAATGCTTTAGAGCAGTTTTCCAAAAAATTAGGTATTACCCCTCCAGAAGGTGATGAGGATAAGATTATAAATAATGCTCTTGATAGTTTAGAAAAAGCTAAAATTAAATACTATCATTCTTTAGCAGAGACGGTCCTTGGTAAAACCGGTTCAATTCAAGAATTTGTATTTACCAGAAAAGTCCCAGCTATAATGAGTAAAGCTGTAACTGCTGTAGTAGATAAGACTAAAGAGTTTAAATCTTTGGAAGATTCTTTGAGAGATGTTGCTGAAGGGGCTAGCAATTTAGGTATAGAAACTAGTTTAAAGGGCCTTGAAGAAGCAGCAGATGAATTACGCCAAGTTAGGTTTGAACATTCTGAAGATATTAGAAAGTTATCTAAAGACAAAGGTTTACCTGTATTAAAACAACATGAGCTTGGTGTTCCTAAAGAGCTTGCAGAAAAACTACCTGTGGAATTTAATAGAAAGGCATCATTTGACTATAAACTTGGGGAATTTAAATTTGATGAAAAAGGTACAAAAGAAGACACTACTCTAGACGTTTTACTTGAGCATAGGGATAAGTTAAAAAAAGCTTTAAGTAAAAAAGGCTTAAAGGTAGGAAAAAAGACTATAAAAGTAGAAGACGAGATTAGAGGGGAAGTTGAGAAATACATTAAAGCTGAATTAACTCCTTATGTTGAAAGTGTTCGTTATCCTTTTACGGGGATATCTTCTGTACAACCATATGAAGCAAAACTTTTAAAACCTAAAAAAGGTGAAAGACAGTTTGAGAAACATTCTCTGATAGTACCAGGTATCCCTGAAATGGATTTCCAGGCTTTTGATAAAGTTAAAAGTTCTGTAGAACAAAATATTGAGTCTTTAAGAGGTGAGAGGGAGAAAGAATGGAAAAAAATTACTCCTGATACAGATAAAATAGAAAAGTTAAATATTGTTATTGATCGTCTTTCTCAAGTTTTATCAGATGCTATACCAAAATACATTGCACATCAACAAAAACTTGATTTTGATGGAGATCAAATAGAAATTCATTCCGCAAAAACAGCTAAAGCCAGAAAAGAGATAGAAACTCATTTTAAAACTCTTATTGATTATAATATTAACAAGGGAACCACAGCACAAGTTCTTAGGGATGATTTTACATATGATGCTATGGTACCTTCTACCGGCAAATATCCTATTGCTGAACAAGCGATGGCATTTAATAAAAAGTTTAAAGAGTCTGAAGGTTTTGGTTTCTTACAAAAGCCCTTTTTAACAGAAGATCTGGAATATTTATCCAAAGAAGAACGGTTAGGTATTCTATCTTCTTTCCCATCGGCGGCAACTGGAAAACCACGTGGACCAGTAACTGCTTTAAATGAAGCAGCATCAGCGGTAATAAGAGATCAAGGACAGTTATCTAAACTTGATGATATAATTTCTAATGTTAGTACTGTGGATGCCTCTGGTAAGAAACTAGATGATTCAGAATATATTTCTAAATTACTAACTACAGTTGAGAAGGCCGATAGTAGGTTATCTAAAATACTTGAGGCTTCTGTTAGAGATAGGCTCTTTGAGTCAAAGTTTTTAAACACAATAAATGCCCAGTTATTTAAAATAAATACTGGTCCTGATACTGAAGCTCTTAATAGAATCCTTAAAATATTTGAAAGAAGTCTGGGTTTTGGATCAAAAGGCATTATTGGTACTCCTAGTAAAGGGCGTTTAGGTTTAGATTATAATCCTTCAGAATCTCTATCTGAAATGTTTCCTGAAGATTTGAAAATTTTTAAGAGTAAAGATTCAGATATGATGGGTAATGAGCTTCATACTATGATGAATGAAATTATCCGTGTTGCTTTTCAGAAAGGTATGGATGTTAAACATGCAGGCGAAGTTCCTATTGCTACTGAAATGTATGAACTTTTAACACAAGGGCAGACTGGCCTGGAAACTTTAGTAAAAAAGATTAATGAGGATGATTCTTATGCCGATATAAAATCTTTAAAAGAAGTAAATGAAACTGCTTTAAAAAGAAGAATGGGGGGCCTTTCTACTGAGGACATAAGGAAAGACGCTGTTAAAATAGCTACTAGTAGGGGGGAAGATCCAGAGACTGCTGGATTAGCATATGCAGATAGAGATACCTTGAAGACTTATATTGTAGAAAAGTTAAATCTTACTAATTTTTTATCAGAAATAACCAGACAGGTTGAGCAAGCAGCTTATGATGGAATAATTGAGCAGATTAAATCATGGGATATTAAAACAAGAAGTAAAAAATTAAAGGGTAAAACCCCTGAACAATTCGCTAAAGATACCATAGCTACACAAATGAAAGACGGTGGATTAGATATTAAAGGTATGGCTGAGGGTGGATTAATGCCGTTATATAAGTATAGAACTATGGGTTCTTCTTTGTATAAACAACGAGGGGAATATCAGAATAAATATGGTGATGTGGATGCTTCCTTTCTAGAAGGTAGATTTAAAGGTAAACCTGATGAATTAAAAGAATATACTAAAAAAATTAAAGAAGCTAAAGCATTAGCTAGAAACCTAAAAGACGAGTTTTCAAATTTTAATATATATGATTCAGGTGACAAAGGTAGTTATGCTATGTTTGTCCAAAGTGCTATAGATAATGTAAAGTCAGATAGTGAGGAAATTAAAAGGCTTGTAGCTCAATTAAATGAAGAAGAAGGTTTAATGGATTCTAGTGTTTTAGATAGGGCTTTAGGTAAATCAACACGTCATCAGTTTACAAGAGATGTGTTTTCTGAACCTAGTGATAAAGCTTCAGAAAAATACCTTGAAAAATATAGTAGAATAGTGGGTGTTCCTAGTTTAGGTACAGAATCTAAAGCACGTATACGTAAGAAATACCTTGAAGGTGCTGCAGTAGCAGCTGAACAACGTGTAGCTATGAGAGAAGATTCGAGAGAAACCTACAAAGGAGGCCCCGAAAAATATGATCAATTAGTTGAACAAGAGACGGAACAAATTCTACGTGATGTAATTAAAGTTGCACAAGCTGATCTTATATTAAGGGCTGCTAAAGCTAGAGCTACAGAATCTAGATTTGTACAAAATATGTTTGGTGAAACTGTTCCTCCTGGAAAATCTAAATCTGAATTATCTAGTTCAAGAAGGCAAGAGATTTTAGATCAAGCTAGAGATATGTATGCAACTACTATCACTGGTTATGGCCAGCAACCTCCAGGGATAGGCGGGACTCCAGGCATGGCTTCTGGCGGTGGTAAGAGATATCATGGTATGGGTGGCTCTGGCGGTTTATTATCAGGAGAAGGTCCTATTCCAGTACATATTGCTAGTATTGAAAATGGTGTTGGTCTTATTATTGGAGGCTCTGGGGTAGGTGTTAATGCTTCAATGTCTCCACATACAAGTAAATTAGATCATCCAATGTTTACATCTGATTTAATAAAGGATATTAAACGTGCCCGAGAAATTGCTTCTGAATTAACTGGTGGATTAAACGAGCTTAAGGATACAACTTATGAGTTTAAATATAGAGCGAGTGGACTTAAAGGAGGGGCTGGCCGTAACCAAATAGATGAGATAGCCGCAGTTATGGCTGGTGCTGAAGAAGATAAAGCTATTTTAGATGCCTCCTCTTTAAGAGGAACAGCTATGCATGCAAAACTTGAACCTAGATACAAGGCAGCAAAAATATCAGGTTTGAAAACTTATACTGAAGAACCTGTTAAATATGAAGACCCTAAAGCTGGATTAATCACTGGTACTGTTGATGTTTTAAGGAAAGATTTAGATGGTGTAGTTCAGGAAGTTATTGATATTAAGACAGTGAGTCCTGAAAATTTCAAAAAGCTAAAAGATGCTGTAGATGCTAGTGGATCTATTAAATTTGAAGATGTTAAGAAAGCAATTCCTGATATAAAAAAGAATAAATATTTAAGAAATGAGAAACTAGATGAGGTAGCTTCTCAATTGAATTTATATTTAGCTTCTCAAAATAAAAATGCTAAAGCAGAAGCTCATTTCTATAATGCTTTAGATGATTCTATGAGTGAGGTTGTGGCAATTCAATTTGATTTTGATGAAAAAAGACTTGAAGCAGATATGAGTGCAGTTTCAGCTGCTCGTGAAAAAGTTAAAGATTCTGCTTTAGGGTTTGCCAAATCAGGTTCATTTGAAGCATCTCAAAAAGCTGTTGAAGGGGTAGATAAAGCTAGGAAAGATAAAGGCGAAGAGTATTTCAAAAAAATTGAAGATGAGCTTATGGCCATAGGTAAAAGATATTACGAATTAATTAGGGAGAGAAAAGCCTATGGTGTTGGTGCTCCTGCTATGCCGTCTAGAGGGGGTATATCAAAAGATGAATTGAAGAATCTTTGGGCTGCCACAAGGAATCAGACTAAGGGTTTAGATCAATTTATTAAAGCTAATCCTAGAGTATCTGGTGATGAAACTATTCCAGTGTCTCAAAACTTAATAGCATTCCATCAAGCTGCAAAAATGATGCAAGCTCAGGAGGGGGTATCTTTAGACCCAGCAACTCTTGATAGCATGCGCCCAGAACTCAAAGGTATTATAGATAAAATACCGTCTGAAGGTAAAAAAGGGATCGAATTTACCGAAGCGGTTAATAAATTAGTAGATGAAAATAAAATCAGTCGTACTGAAGTAAATAAAGCTTGGAAGACATATAGAGTAGCTGTAGGTGATTATTATGTTTCAATGATAGAAAAAGCTAAACAAGAACTAGCTAAAGCTCAAGAAAGCGGGGATTTAAGAGCCCAATCTACTAAATATGTAGATTTTGAGGTGGCAGTTGCTAATTTCCAGGATTACATTCGTTCTAGTTTAGGTAAAGGTACGGACATATATACAAGAGATAAGAGATATATGACACCTGAACTTGCAAAGGGTGCTAAAGTTTATATGGACCCCCAGTCTATAGCTAAGAAAGCTTCGACTGAGTTAGGGGACAATGAAAAACTTAAATCTATATTTGATAAAGTGGTTGATGTAAGAGAGGGTGAATACCCTATACCTCAAGATGCTGTTAGAAAGATGTTAATTGAGCTTACTAATATGGATAAAGAGCTTGCTAAAGTTATTGTAGATGCAAGGGAGGTTGCTCAGTTAGGTCCAGAAATTGTTAAAGCTTGGGACTTTAGTCAGTTAAGGGTAGGGCTAGCTAGATTAAAAGCCGCTATGCAGAAGTACATGACTGGCCCATTGCATGAGTGGGATGCTGAACAAAAAGAGTATTTAACAAAAGTATTGAAAAGGATTAAAGTTTTAGAAGACCTTTATGGCAATATAGATATATCACAAACCGGAGAAAGCGGTTTTCGTACAGGAACTACTGGTGTAGTACCTGTGCCTAAAGAATTACTTCCTAATGAGCAAAGGGCTTGGCACGAAAGAAATTTAGAGATGGAACGTTTGAGGTTTTCTTTACCTGAAGAAGAGGGTGGGCCAAAGGAAGGAGCAGTTAATAGTTATGATTATAAGATTTTTGGCCAAAACAATAGAGTTATAGAGAACCATAAACACATGTTTGAAAAGTATGGTGATGTTATGACTGAAACTGGTCAAAAAATCGGCAGGTTTAATGAAAAACATCGCGATCTTATTAAGGAGATGATGGCCGGCAAAAGGCCTTTTTCTGTTGCTATAGAGCGTGTTGTTAAATGGGGTGCTGCCGCCTCTTTAGTTTATGGTAGTATAAGGGAATTAAAGGATACTTTAAGTCATATTGCTGAAGTTGAATATGCAATGGCAAAACTATCTATGGTAATGAGTCCAATTTCTACTGATTTTGATAAAATGCAAAAGTCTGCTATATCTTTTGCTAAATCTTATGGTGTAGGGGTAGAAGATGTGTTGGAAGGTATGAGGGTGTATGCTCAACAGGGTTTAGGGCAAGAAGAGGTTATAGACAGGACTAGAACTTCTGTAGTTGCTTCTAATATAACAGAGCTTGATTCTAGTGGTGCTACTGAAGCTTTAACAGCTGCCATGAAGATTTTCCGCCAAGAGGGTGAGTCATCTATGCGGTTTCTTGATTCCTGGAGTAATGTTGAGTCTAAAGCGGCCATTAAGGCAGGGGATTTAGCCGATGCAATTAAAAAATCAGCTGCGGCTGGTAGGAACGCTGGTTTTACTTTTGATGAATTGAATGGTATGATTGCAGCTATTGGTTCTGTAACTCGTCAGACTGGTAAAGAGGTAGGTACTTCTTTACGTTTTATTTTTAGAAGGTTGACAACTGATAAAGGCCCTAAAGCCTTAAAAGCCCAGGGCATTGATATCCTTGGTGATAAAGGAGAACTAAAAGCTGGATTTGATATTTTGTCTGAACTTGCTGCTAAATGGGATGAATTAACAAGGGCTGAAAAACTTAATATTTCTCAAGCTATTGGTGGAACTAGACAATATAATGCACTTTTAACCTTGATGGATAATTGGGGCGAAGCTCAAAGAAGTATTAAAAACAGTATTGAGTCTAAAGGATCAGCTGAACGAAGAAATTTAGCCCTTATGAAAACTTATACTAAGCAATTAGAAAAGACTAAGGCCGCTTTCTCGGAGCTTAAAATTTCTATAGGTAAAATTGTATTACCTACCTTTAAAACCGGTTTAAAAGGTTTGAGAGGGTTTGTTGAGGTTGTAAATGATATTCCAGGCCCAATAAAAGCTGTTACAGCAGCATTAATAGGTTTATATACTTATATAAGTAAAGGCCAGGGATTATTGGATAAGTTTAGTGATATATTTGGTGGTGTTGGAAGTTCTATGGGCTCAATTCAGGACAGTTTTAAGTTAAATATGAAACGTGGGTTATATGAAGGTTTAGGTATAGGCAATAAAGAAACCAACTCCGCGCTGTATAATTTGAATAAGATAGGTGATCCCGGAGCAAATGGATTTAATAAGTTTGAATCTTCTGTTGGGGATATGGCTTATTTAACAGCGTCGGCTTTTAAGGGGATAAATAATTTTATTGGTGTTACCACAGATGAAACTGGGAAAGCTACTTCAGCAATAGGTGAGTTGGCAGAAAAAATATCAAATATGTTATCCAAAATCGGTATGATTGCTGGTTTAGCTCCCATCCCTGGGATACTTGATGAGATAATAGCAGTTGGTACTACTGCTGCTTCAGTTCCTTTAGATTTTTTTGGTGATACTACTAAATGGGTTGGAGAAAATGTGTCCAAAAAAGCCCAAGGGTTTTTGGATACATTTGCATCTGAAAATACTGGTTTGGTAAAAGCAGCAGTACCTTCTTTAGCTCTTGGTACAATCGGGGCACTTGCTTTACCTAGTCTTGTAAAGTCCTTTAAAACTTTAGCTGAAAGTGCAGAAGATTATAAGGAAGCTCAATATGATATTATTGTTTCAGAAGAAAAACAGTTAGATGTTTTGGATGAGTTAATAGGTAGATACGATAAATTATCTGAAAAAAGAAAGAATATTATAGAAGAACCAGTTTATAGTAAAGATATAGGCGAGAAAAGAAGAAAGATTTCAGTGGATGAATATAAGAGCCCACTATTAGAAAGAGTTAGAGTTGCCCGTGAATTTAGAGATTATCAAAATGATTTGGCAAAAATAGCACCGGAATTAGTAGCTGGTTTTGATGAGTTTGGTAATGCTGAAGTATATGATACAGAAAAGATAAGATCTTATTTAAAAGAACTTGAAAAAGTGCAAAAGTTGCAAACCTCTATGCGTTATGTGGATATAGCTGGCAAGTTTGCTGAAGATCTTACAGAAACTGGTGGAGTACAAAATAAGAAGAAATTTTGGAAGGATGTGTCTAAAGAGATTCCTTTAGTGGGAGGCTTATTTGAGGATCAGATAAAGTTAGGCCCTAAAAAAGCTTTATCTATAGTCCAAGACGAAATGAATCGTTTGAATATAGCTAGAAGAGAGAACCCATTTACAAAAGCTTTTGATAAAGATTTAGAGTCTTTAAGTAAAGCTTTAGTTAAAGCCACTGAACACTATTCAGATCAGATTGATGAATTTCAGAAAGCCATAGATAATATATCTGCAGAAGGTTTAGATACTGATCGTGTGGTAGATATGCTTTCTAACCCTAAAATACTAAAAGGTTTTGAAGAGGTAGTTATTCCTTATTCTGTTGAATTAAATGAGCCAACCATAAAAGGCAGAGTTAGTACTGAAGATGTATTAGCTTCTGAAGTTTTTAAAAAACTAAAACCTGAACTTTCTGGTGTTATATCACCTATAGCTGATCTTACTATGGCCAAATTTGAAGAATCTGGTATAAAGAGACGTTTACCTGATGCTTTTGGAAAAGTTGATTTGAAAGCAGGTGATTATGTGGCTTTTACGGATGAATTTGCTGATAAATACAATATAGCTAGTAATCAGGCTTTTGATACTATAGTTGAAGGGGATAAGGTAAGATTTAAGTATTTTAACGAGACCCTCAAAGAAGTAATGATGACTGATTCTGTAGATAGTTCTGATATCGATGGTATAGTTAAGGCTGTTTTTCCAGTCAGAGAAATGATAAATAAGATGGAAGATGAGTTAGTTAAATTAGATGTTTTTGTTACTGGTGCTGCGGCAGGTATTCCCGGGCTGTCCGATAAAATGCTTAAAAAGAGAGAGGTTGATTTAGGAGCAAGATTTTTTAGTGGGATAAGTACTAATACACTGTTACAGACCCCTATGGGTTATGATATGAGAACCGGTGAGTTGTCTAAAGAAGTTTCTTATAAAAAAGGTTGGGATGATGATTTTATTAATAGTCTTTATAAACCAATTCAAAAATATAAGAGTTTGTTGGATGAGGTGCGCGCCAGTACTTCTGAACCGGATAAGTCTATTTATGGAGAGGCTAAAGCTGAACAAATTGAGTTATATCAAGATTTGATAAAAAATAATCAAGCAACTTTTCAATTTAGGGCGGCATTGGTAGATCTAGGTAAAGAACTTTATAATACTAGAGATGAAGTAGAAAAAAATATTCAGGCCGAGAAGAATAGGCAGATTGTGCAAAAGAATACCGCAGGTTATCTAAAGGGTATATCTAAAGGATTGGATTCTGTAGATGTTGGTATAAGAGATTATGAGGATCTAAATGTACAACAACGTACATTGTTAAATAATGATTCTTATTCACAAATGGTTAAAGATTTGATAACTTCTGAAAAGAGGTTGGAAGGTTACAATGAACAACTTATAAAAATTGCTTCAACTGCCCAGGATCTTGAAAAAATAAAGGACGTTAATTCTGCTTGGGGCGGAAGGTTTGAGACAGAAGAGCAGTTTAGCAAATGGAATAAAATAAAAGAGCGTACAGGTGGGGATAGAGGAGCTACAGAAATAGTTACAGCTGTGCACAGGGTGAAAGATGATACGTCAACAATGGTTGAAAAGCTTGACACTTTAATAGGTGTTGTATCCGCTCCTGATGAAGAAACCAAAGAAGTTATTTTAAGTACTAATAAGGCATTAAGTAAGGCAATTGAAACAGCACCACAAACTGAACATGAAAGAATTTTCTCTACTAAGGGTATCCAGTCAGGCTGGCACAAAGGTAAGTTTGTTGAGGGAATTCAGAACCTAATGGCCATAAGGGATGACGAAGTTGTTAGTTCTGGTGCTAATAGTAAGGTGGCTGCTAGGATTGATAATATTGTTAATAAGTTTTTAGCTGAATATATGAATAGTTTTGGTATTGAGAGGACTACTAAGGAGTTTGCTCTTAATAGTGACATACCAGGTAGTCGTTTAAATAGAGGACAGTATATGGGTCGTGCTCTTACTGGTATGGGTATGACGCCTGATAAATTAATTAATGTAATAGAAAGATCGACAAAATCAAGTGGCCCAAAGTCTGATATAGCTAAAAGTATATATGAGAGTAAGGAGTATGGTAATTTTATAAAAGCCTTAGGTAAAGAACGGAATGAAGTTTCTGGTTTGGTCAAAGGTATTAACAAAGCCACAGTTTTTGCAACAATACAATCACAATTTGCTAATGTGGAGTCTGATAAAAAAGTAGCTGAATTTACCAAAATTGTTTCTGATCTCAAGGATCAACGTAAAGCCAGAGTTATAGAATTAACTAGAATTAATAAACCATTGGAAGGTGACACCAGGCTGGAAGGTTTAGATGAAAAAATTAAAGCCAACCAAACAGTTCTCGATGAATCAAAGTTAGATAGATATATCTATGGTACTGCTAGGGATTTATTTGCATTAAATTCTGTTGCTATTAACGCTACTCAACAAATGGAGGCCACCCCAGCACAAACTGTGCAAGCAATGACAGCTATCACTGGTGTGTATGGTTTAACTAAGGTTATTTCGGCTGTGTTTGGTGAAGAACTGCCTAAGTTTTTTGAAAAAGCTAAAGGTTCCATGGAAGAAATGCAGGAAGCTATGGCAGAAGGTAAATCTTTTAAAGATATAGGAGAGGATCAGAAAAAAGCCTGGGGAAAAGATGCTTTAGATTTTTTAGCTGCGATGCAGGATAGGATTAAATCTAAAAAAATAGATAAATTACCAGAATCTGATAAATCTAAAACTGAATCCCTAAAAGACCTTTCTGATGTAATAAAGGTAGAAAAACTTATAAAAGATGCCCAAGAGTCTTATAAAGCTGGTAAAACAGATCGCATCGCTAAAAAAGCTCTGGGTACACTTGTTGGTGCAGCTGGTGCTACATTAGCAGGATATGCTTCTAATCAAATGGGTTTTTCTGTAGAATTATCACAGAATACAGCAATAGCTGCAGATCAAGCTAGAGCATTGGCTGAGCTATTTAGAAAAAATGCTAAAGAATTTGATCAGTTATTTGCTATGGACAGGGAGAAACACCCAAAAGATTATGTGGATGAGAAGGGTGAAGGATCAAAATTACCAATAAGTGCTGTAGATGTGGCAGAATCTTTTGAAAATAAAGCCCTAGCTTTAAATAAAGCTATTAAAGAGTCAGGAGAGATAATGACTTCTACTGAAAAAGCTACTATAGAAAGGGTTAAGGCTGAGCAAGAAGTACAGTCTATTATACAGGACAACATAGCATCAATGATGAGTTTTACTGAAAAACTTATGATTCTTGAGGATGTTACTAAAAAAATTAGGGTTGCTATTAATGAATTTGATACACAAAGAAAATTTAAACCCACTTTAGCTGTTGGAAATGCTTTAGTTGGGTATGGTGGGGACATTAATCTCCCATTATCTAAAGATAAAATGAGTACGCAACAACGTATTTGGTCGGAAGGCAGTGAAGTTTTACAGAATATATTAACTGACTATAAAAAACTTGCTATAGTAAGGGATAATTTTGCTGATCGTATTCCTATTTTAGAAGAAGACATATACAAATTAACTAAATTTGTACCAGACAACCCAGAAACAGTGGCTCAAAAAGATACTTCTTTAGAAAATCTTAAGATTATTCTAGATGGTGTCGAAGCTTCAGCCGCTTTAGCTAATGAGGCTCTTTTAGATATTGGGGAAAATCTGAACCCGTTCGTTCAGTATTCAGATGCCTTTTATGAATTACGTAGATCTTTGGAATCTATAAATGTAGATTCGGCTATTAGACAAATAGATAGATTAGGTGCTTATTTTGAAGGTATGGATAAATTATACGGAGGATCTCACCCTGATGCTCCTATTGCTATATCTGAAGCCCAAAAATTTAAAGGTATTAGATCTGGAGTTTCTTTAAAAAATTTAGAATCTACTCAATATGATTTGAGAGAGTCTGAACTTATGGATCAGATTATAAGAGGTAATTTAAGTGGTGATCAAAAAACTGAAGTATTAATGGAATATATTAATCTGCCAAAACAAAGAAAGCAGGATATAGAGAATTATAAATATAGTAAAAGTATTGACTCTTTTAGAAACAGGATGGCCCCTTATGAAAAGTTTGCTATGGATATGGAAAGATTAAGGTTTTCTGGTCAAATTAATGAGAATAATATTAAACCTTATACTGAAACACAGAGAAAATTAGAATCTATAATGAAAGCTGCTCAAGTGGAAATTTCTAAGGAAGAAAAATTAAAAGAGTTTGATAGTGCAGTTGCTGGGTTATCTGAAAGTGAGCGTGAGGATAGAGAATATGAATTAAAATCTAGAAGAAAAACTATTGAAGAAGGGCCAGATGTACAACGTCGTGGTCCAGGTCTTAATGCAGAGAGTTTATTAAGTGATTTTATAGGGCAATGGAGGGATACTATAAGTAAAAATCTTACAGGAAACGCTAAAGACCTTCTTGATTCTATTAAGAATTCAGGTGTACTTGAAAAAATAGATGTTTCTAATACCTGGCTAGAGCTTATAGCAAAATCATTAGGTGATAAAGGTTGGGGAGAAACCCCGTATGATGTTGCAAAGGCTGTAGTAGCAGAGATTGAAGGAAAGCTAAAGGCAGTACCTATGAGAGAACGCCCCCCTGAAAAAGATGTTTTAGATAGTAAAACTGATTTAGAAAAAAAATATTCTAGAAGACCAGAGGCTGAATTTTTAGCCCCATTTGACCTAATTGGTGAAGCAAAGTTAAGTCCAAAGAAGAGGCTTCCTAGTGAAGTTGCTGAAGATCTAAACAAAGGTATACTTGATGTTATTAAAACAATGATTAATCCTAAATATGCATTAGCAGTGTTTGGTGCAGCCTCACTTTCTCCAGCTGCAGCTTATTCAGGCAAATTTTCTTCAGAGGCTGATCGTTCAGACGAAAAAGAAGGCACTCCCACGTTGCTTAAGCCTTTGAATGCCACACTTAAATCTTTAGGCTACGTTAAAAAAGCATTTGATTTTATGATGCCAAGTATGGCTGATTTTTCTTGGTTAGGTAAGACTGCTTTAGGTGCTGTAAAAAGTACTGTATCAGGGCCTAGTAGGGGCGATTTTTTGGAAAAAATACGTAAAGAGGATACTATTGCTCAAGTTAAATCAGACTATTCGAAACCTTTTACTGATGATGATAAAAGCGAAGGTTGGTTAGAGAAAATATATAGTGGCATTAAAGAAATGTCTTCTAAACTTCCAGATAAAGATGAGTCACCTAACCAGGAAAAACCTTTTACTGTAGGAAGAGCCCCTGGTGGTTTGGCCAAACCTACTTATAATGAAATACTTAAAGCTCATGCAGTAAACGGTAAGGTTTCAGGCGAAGGTGATCAAGAATCAGATTCTGTTTTAGCACGCCTTAGTACCGGTGAATTTGTTCTGAAAGCTGATTCAGTAGAAAAATTAGGCATTGATGCGCTTGCTTATATGAATAATACAGGTAAAATACCTCCCTTTGCGAAATTTGCTGAAGGTGGGGAAGTTGGATCGATATCTGAAAAAAATAAAGCATTGTCAGAAAAATACAAAGGGGTTAAGTTTAATTTTAAAGACAATGAATATTTTAATTTGGATCAATATAACAAATTAGCCCCATATATTGAAAAGATATTAGATAAGTATCCAGAAATACAAGATGGATTAACAATTGGATTATTTGATGGGAACTTGCCTAAAGGACATGATCTTAAAGACTTCAAACATTCAACTCGTCTTGGGGCACATACTGCAAGTAATGTAATGAGGAATTCGGATGGTAGTATTAATAGAAAGTCTAAAGTTCTTCTAAACAGTAGTTCTCTTTTTGATAAAAATAGTCCATTAAGATTATATGATAGTTACGCTTACGATCCTATTAGTACTTTAATGCATGAGTTTGGCCATCGTAAAGATTTTATAGACCAAAGGTACTCACCAGAAAAAAGAATAGGTGTTTTAGATAGATTGTGGGGTATACCGAAAAAAAATCTTACTCCATACGGTAGAGATAATTCTAATGAGGAAAGGTATGCAGAGATTTTTGCGTTACATGAAATGTCTGGAGATCCAGATCGTATAGATGCTTCTGGAGAACTCAAAGAGTCTATAGAAGAATTTCATAGCAAAAAATGGCCTGACATTGATCCGAGAACTAAGATAGATGGCTTGCCTTCTTTTGATTCTGGGGGTTTTGTAGCTAAATCAATAGATGAAAAAAATAAAGCGTTGTCTAAAAAATATCCAGGGACTAATTTCAATTATAAAAAGAATGATTATTTTAATTTAGATAAATATAACCAATTATCTCCTTATATTGAAAAGTTTTTAGAAAGATACCCTGAAGCTGCTAAAGGTCTTACACTTGGGCTGTTTGATGGTAATCTTAATGAGAGTGATTTCAAAAAATGGAGTGATGAGGCAAGAGGGTTACACGATCCGGCCGGTGTTAAAGATGGTTCTTATATATCTAGTGCTCTTATTAACAGTAAAAAGTTATCTGGGAATAAGTCGTATTTAAGTGAAGAAGATATAATGACTCTTTTACATGAATTAGGGCATCGTAAAGCAGGAGTAGATAGTATACAAAATCCGAGAAAAATGGCAACTATCAAAGATATATTGAGAAATATCCCAATGAAAAACCTTTCTCCTCACATATCATATGAGTTGGCAGGTTATCCAATTAGTTTTACTAAACCGTCAGAAGCTTATGCAGAATTATTCGCTCAACATACTATGTCCGGTGATCCAGATCGTATAGATGCTCCTGGTGAATTTAAAGACGCTGTAAATAAGTTTTATGGAAAACCCTGGTCAGGCCCGAGAATTTTTGAAGAGAATAATGAGGATGAAATTTCCAAATTGTGGGGCGAAGATACAGCTACTGCTACTATGCGAAGAAATAAACGTGTACTTGAAGAGCGTGCTCAATTAAGAGTAACAGATGCTAATGCTAGGGCTGAAGAATTTAAAGAAAGATTAGCAAAAGATGCAAAAACAAGAGAATACTTAAGGTCTGATGAATTTGAATCTGAATATGGAAAATCTTTAAGGGATGGTAAAATAGGAGATCTTAATCGATTAACCGGTAGTCGTACTATGGAGGTTGATGGGATTAAAGTAGGTAGATTAACAAAGAGGGCTTTTATGGAGGACTTTGTTAGGGAACAAATTAAGAATAAAGCTTATAGACCTGAAGGTTTTGTACCGTCTCAAGAAAGAGGAAAGGTTTATACTGGTTTTCAAGGTGTTCATCCAAGTTATTCTTCAGGTAAAGAGAAAAAACGTAGTGTACTTGATACTTATACTTTAAAACGTGATAGAATGAAGGATTTATCTCTTGAACTTAATGATAAATTACAATCAGACAGTTTGAGTAAAGATGAAAGAGAGAAGTTAGAAAGAGATAAAGAACTATTAGTGCGAGGAATGCGTATTTATAAATTAATGGAAAGTGTTCATAAAAAAGGTGGAAACATATTCACTGATCCATCATTATTTAAAGAGTTGCATGTGAAAGATCTTTTAACTGATAAACAATTAAAAGAATATGAAGATAAAAATATGGTGGGTCCAGGATATACTATGCGATCTAGTGCATTGAAATCTTTTAACGATATTTTCAAATCTGTAGTTTTTACCAGTGATGTAGAGAAAAGGGGAGGAAAAATTAGAGAGGTTACAGATAGATTAGAAAAGATGAAATATGATAAAAATATTGGGTTTTATGATATATGGGAACTTAGAAAATATCTGGAACCAGGTGCGATTGAAAAATTTCTTAAAGAGTCTGAAAGAAAGAGAAGACCAGAAGAACATGGACATGTTGCTACTCATATTGATCAAGACCCAGTCTATAACTCTAATGCTCGCCAGTTTTATGATAATGTTAATAATGGGTCAAATCCACCACTTCATTTAGGTACAGACAGTGTACCTAAAACCGGTAATTACTTTTTACAAAAAGATGAAATGGTATTACCCAAAAATACACCTACTTTGGATACATCTAATATAGCTAGTAATACTTTGAATAATGGTACTGATATGAAAAGTATAGTAAACGAATTAAAAAATATAACACTTAATGCTAAATTAGATAATGATACTGTTGAATTAAATACTAAAGAGGTTATAGCAAAACTTGAAAATGACACTGTAAGGCTTGAAAATAACACTGTAAGACTTGAGAATGACACCGTTGTAGTAAAACTTGAGAATGATACTGTAAGACTTGAGAATGATACGGTTATAGCAAAACTTGAAAATGACACTGTAAGGCTTGAAAATAACACTGTAAGACTTGAGAATGATACTGTAAGACTTGAAAATAGTACTGTTACGGCTAGGCTTGAAAATGATACTGTACGTATAGATCAGGCATCTATTCCTGAGTCTGCGGGAGCCGCTGCTAATGATAAATTACAAGAGTTAATTATGTCAGTTAATGATAAATTGATGGCTTCTAATGTTCAATTTGACTCAAGGATAAAAGTTTTGGAGGATACTCCAGTTATTGACAGTAGTGTAACAAATCAAGAGGTGGATTTTATTGCAGAACAAAAGATGAATTCAGTTAGATCTGAAATTACAGATTTAAGCATTGATACTGATGTTAAAATTAATAATCTAACCTCTTTAATTAATAGAGCTGATAGGAGTGCCCAAGAAGCTGAAAGAATGGCACGGACTGCTCTAACTAAAATAAAGTAAATTAAAGATTTTGAGGAGTAGGAAATGACAAATAGTAATCCAGAAGTTGTTAACAATATGTGGGCAAATTTTGGTGATGAATCTCTGATGGGTGGGTACGAAGAACCTTGTTCTACTGGTAGTTTAGCAGAAGAAGTGGTGAACTATTTTAATTTACCTTCCTCGCTGGGCGGCGCTGGTGGCTCGTTAGATGGTTTAGATATAAATCATATGGATGCGTTAGAAGTAATTAAATTGTCTTTATTAGAAGATTCAGCTAATTCTGGATTTTCTTCGATATATGAAGTGTCAGTTAATGAAGAAGGAGAAATTGAGTTTATAGCTATTGGCCAGGGTAGCGCAGGTATATCTGATGTATACTATGAAATACAATCTTCCACATATATAGAGGGTTGTGTTGGGGTAATGGTACATGGAGGTAAAAGTTTACCTGTTAGAAAACCTTTAGAATGGAAACCTATCTGGGGCTCCGAAAAACCAACTCCCTATAATTTAACTAAATTTACTAGTCAATGTGCCATGCCTGGTTATAACACGCATGCAACTATAGTTTTTAAAGATCCACATATGAGTTCTGGTGAATCTCAATATAATGATGGTATAAATAATTTATATGATATTACTGAGCCTTTTGAGTCTATAATAGGTTATGTTTTTGCTATTAGTTTACCTGATAATAAGACTAAGCAGACTAATGTTAGTCTAAATCAGGAATCAGCAATAATACCGATAAAAATTGGTGAAGGTGGTGGTGAAGGTGAAGGGCCTTATATGGGCGTTTTGCAGCCAATACGCTTAGCAAGTAGCGGGTATAGTTCTAATTGTTGGGTCGAAGGTTGGGGTGCTGCTACAGAGGATGGTGTGGAAATTGTTATACCTGAAGAATTTAGATATGAAGATATACGAGGAAATCTGGTAGATAAATTTGTAGCTGTTGAACAGATTTTTGTACATGGTTATAAAATAGATGGAATGCATGTTTCACATAAATCTGGGGTAACACCTAATAGCCCTTTAACAAAAGAAAATAGTAAGTGTGTTTTAACGATAAATGATTACAATAAAAGCATGCATAAGTTAGAAGAAGGTCGCCAATTTGTAATTAATTATCCCGAGGGTGACGGGACTAACCCTGTTGTAATTTTTGCTAGATCTTCTCTACCAGGAGATCCAATGGAATATGGACAAAACACACCATATACTATAAACCCTTTTTGTGAGGCAGCATCTATTGGTATGGAGGGGTTTGATCCTGAAAGTTCATACAATGGATCAATTTTACCTGTTGAGGGTAATACTGGTTTTTTAGTTGAGGAAATTTTTGCACTTGTTAAAATTAATACTCCATCTATAACTGTAACAGACCCTCATCAGAATGATAATCCTGGCGAGTCTTTGGCTTATGATATAGCAGATGGCTTGGATTTTCAAGTGGCAGCGGTAGTTGTAGATGATCCTCCTGCACCGATTGCTTTTAATGGTGACATAATAGATCAATCTGAAGGAGTGGCTGATAAAGACCCAACTACTCAAGAAGATTTTGAAGATACCCCTTTAGAACAAGCTATGGACATAATGGGGAGTGGCCAAGGTTTAACTCTTAATTTGTCTTTTATTAAAGATGAGGGGAAATTAGCTGATATATCAAGTAATCTTTATAATTATATGAATGGAACAGATGGGACTGAAACTACTTATGTTTGTGGTCCTAATGCTACACCAAAGTTGGGCGCAAATGGAAATTCAGGTGGTGTAATTAACAGTATAACATATTCTTACTCTGATAGTTCTGCGTATACTATATCTGTTAATGAAGGACCAAAAATACCAGAGGGGTTTAGTGGTGTTTCTTTTGCACCAACTTATAAGGCTACTGAATCTTTAAATGCAAAAGGTACTATTATTGGAGATCTTGGTAATGGTATCCATTATAAAGTAAGAATTGATAGTATTGGTAATAGAATAGCAGTAAATATGTGCCCAGAGTTTTTACGTAAGGGGGACATTGTTAATTGTGCAGTTTATAACATTCCAGTGGAGGCTTAAAAATGGCAATTGATCTAGTAAAGGTAAGGGCCAAAATAAAGGTAGGGGGTATTACTGTAGAAACGCCATTTATTCAATCCTTTACTGTAAATAAAGCAAGAAACCAGGTTTCGACTTTTAATGCCTCTTTAAAAGTTGAGGCGGGTCAGTTAAGTGGTGGTGCTACTGGAGGGGATGTAGAGATATGGGCAGGTGCTGGTAGTGCATCAAATAAGATATTTACTGGCATTCTTAAACATGCTAATATATCACCTTGCTGGGATGATCCTGGTTATGTATTACTTAGTATAAGTGGTGTTGATGTTTTAAGTAGATTGGTTGGCAAAAAATATACCAGAAGGTGTAGAGCTATAAAAGGTACATGGGTGGCTATAACTGGTTTAGCTAGGCCGGGTTTAAGAGATGGAAAATTTAGTTATGAAACAGATTCAATTTCAATATCTGGTGATCAGATTATACCTACTAATAAAGAACATACTACAAATGCATTGTTTGCGGATGCAGCTAATCCTACAGCAACTTCATGGACAGCAAGTATAAACTCTACTGTTACTACCAATGTTGAAAAAACCGAAGAAGTGAATGAGGATTCAGGTGATCCTGGGGCACTTGTTTAATAAGGAGGAGGACAATAAATGCACACATCATTAACACATGTAGGGATATATTTAAGAGCAGGTGTGGTGTATGATATAACTATACCTGCAACGATAACAAATCTAGGTGGGTTTGCTCCGGCAGTGGGCGAAGACCCTGATGGTGAACCTTATAAGAATGGTTTTTGGATCGAGAACAAAGAGGTAGGGGAAATAATTGATCAAGATGATACACTTGTTAAAATTTCTTATCATCATAAATTACCTTATGAAAATACAATATGGTTTGTATCACAATTAGGGCACAAGGTTCGTTATTCACTGACTAATGTTGCGGTACATGATCATGCTACTATTACTACAGGTGGTCCGGCTTTCGGAACTTATTATAGTACTCCTTCACCTGAAGGGGGTTCCTAATGTCTTCATCATGTTGTTATCTTGTTGGTAATTTTGATGAGTTATCTCTTTCAAATTGTATTATATCTGTTAATAATAATATAAATACAGCTTTTAGTTATCAAGGCTGTAGCAACTCTGGGGGTGTAAGGATTGGGACTATAAATATATCTGGCTATGCTGATACTCAACCCTTTTCTGGTTGTCCTGGTAGAGCGGGAGCCGCAGTTTCGTGGTTAAGAAAATTTGATTGTGAGAACAATGAAGTGCATTTTATATATACTGGTCAAGGAAGATCTTTTTCTTCTGGAGGAGCTAATAGCTTTGTTTCTTTAGATACCACTTTTGGTGATTCTTCTAGTATTATGAGTGCTTCGGCCCAAAGCGGTCCTATGTCTTTGTACCAATCGTATACACAAATTGAAGGTATGGGGCTATCTTATTCAGGACCACCAATTAGTTTTAATACTTCATCAAAATCCGGGTGTGTGGTTGGTAATATGGGTATAGGAACTGGTGAATATTATTTACAAAACTTTAATTTAGAGGTTGTGCCAGGATCAATACCTGTAGCTAGTTATACTTTTGTATACAGACCATAAATTTTTAAAATAGGAGATTAATTATGACGACTTCAATAACTATAACAGATGCACAATATAGATTAAGGGCAGGAAACCCTATGCCAATAGCTTCTGCAGGATCATTTGTAATTCACTCTTTTATGGCAGAAACTAATGATATAGATATACACCCTTGTGCTACTGATTTACCATCTAGTTCTGATTTTAGGGGTCAGGGTGGGGAATTTATTAGTGCCAGTTTTTCTCAATTACCTATTCAAGGTGGAAATTATTTTCAGGGTAAGGTGGTTCATAATCCTAAATATGTAGAAGAATCAGCTTTGGGGTTTAATTAATGGCTGATTTTATAGAATGTGGTACTGTAAGTATTAATTATAATATGATGGGCATTGTTACTGTGAACTATACTGTTATTACTGATAGCCCTAGTATGAGTGTTGTTAGTAATAGTCTATCTTATGGCGGTCAGACTTTTAGTGGTTATATTTCTGATGTTAGTGTACAGTCTTTGACTAATATGGTAGAAGGTAGTGATGAAAATTGGTATGCGATGAGTGTAACTTTAACCGCTACTACATAAAGGAGGTATTATGGCTTGTGGGGGATGTAGAAAAAGATCAGTTTCTAAAAGTAATCCAAAGTCACCTGATCAGTATGATTTGACTGGTGGCGTAGATATAAAAAGCTTAAATTCAAAACAGATTCAAGCTAGGCTTGAAGTGTTTAAAAGGAAGTATTGTAAAAATTGTAACTTTAGGTACAGATGTGATTATCCATCTTATTTGGGTTGTAAGGGGATGCACCCTAAATAATTATGTAACTTAATAATATTTAGAAAGGAGAAAAAAATTATGAGCACATCAGTAATAATAGGTAACGCAACTACTGCTAGTTTTGGAGGTGCTTGTGTTATATCGGCTCAATGGGGGTTTGAGCCTGGAAGACAGGATGCTTTTTGTTTAGGTGATTGGAACCCGTCAACAACCCACACTATTTATAAACCACAGAATACTTTAAGTTTGACAATTTATTCTCCTGGCCCTTCTTACTCAACAACACCCTCCAGTTCGTGTGCTGATGCTGGTACATTATCAGCTTCTGTCTCACCTACAGGTTGTGGTGGCGGAGTAACTGGTGTAAGTGGGAATTGGCATGTTACTAGTTATAGTTATACTAAAGACAGTAAAGACCAGGTGGCTCAAGAATCTTGGTCACTTGTTCAGTATAATGGGTTTACAGCTTCGACGCCTGCTGGTAACACTGTACTCCCTACCACTATATTAAGAGGAATTGCTCAGGGCCAAGCTACAAATACAGCCTCCACTGGGATATCTTTTTCATCAACTTTTGCTTCAGGTAGTAGTGGTAGTGTATCTGCCGGAGGTATGGGAAAGGCCCAAGAAACCACACATGGTGTAGTTTCTAGTGTTGGTGGAGGTTCAGGGGCATTAGTAGCTGATATTGCTACTGGTAGCGCATCTATACCTTATACACCTTTATATATTTAATTCAAGAGAGGGTAGAGTTTTATGGATAGTTTTCTAATTTCTGAATTATTCAGATTAGAGTTACATTGGGAATCGGCTGAATATAATAGGGAGGGTTATTGTGATTTAGAAGGTGCTTATTTTTGTGGACCAGCGCTGTCGGTTGCTCAAGAAATAAATAGTAATGATCATTTGTTGTTGGATTTTCATTCACAGTATTTAGTTTTAATTGATAATTTATATGTAGGTAAATTGTCTTGGGGAGAAGTTATTTATAAAGAAGATGGAAAAAAGGTTTATTTAAAAGATGTGGTTATTTATCATCCTACTGAATTAAATAAAGCACCTCGTTTAAAGAATGATGATTTTATAGTGATAGACACTAGAGGTCATGAACCAGAGAATCATATGTATAATCTTCTATATAAATCATATGTAATAAATCCGGATAAGGAGATGTATAATTTTAGAATATGAGTAGATTAAAATGTATAGATATTACCGGAACAACTAATGAAGAGATTTGGAAAGAGGTTCGTTTAGCTTATGGGCCAGTTCCTATATATGCTTCCCCTACGGATACAACTCCAAGTTACCTGCCACATGAAGTATTGATGAATTCTGATATTGCTGAGTACAATAACTATATTAGTATATATGGTGCATCGGTTTCGTTTGATAAATGGCTTATATGGTTTATAGAGACTGGTTCTTCAGTATATGGAAATTTAAGAGAAAATAAAAAGAATGATCATGTAGGTCATTGTTATGCTCCTTGCCCATATGATACAGAAAGTTCTGATTTAAGATCAACTCATATGTTAGGGTCAGTGCCTTCTAAAGTTCTACATGAGTTAGGAGGGGTACATTATTATTTAAGAACTAATGCTAGAGGTAACCATTGGGGTTACGAATGTACATTTCCAGGCTGTCCATTTTATGTGGCGCATGGAGAAGCTTATTTTTATGTTTAATTAATTTAGGAGGAAGATATGGCAATTAATGTTAATACACAGGATTTAGAGAATTATCCAGGGCAAACAAAAAGAGTAACCATTGATTTAACTAGTGTTATCCCTATAGGTTATGAAGGTGACGAGCAATTTGTTATTAGTGCTTCTACTTCAGCTTATAGTGATAATAACACTAATACAAATATACAAGATATGTATATTACTGATACAAAAGCAGGTTGGTGTAAGAGTTCAGGTTTTGTTGGATCGTCAGGAAAATTTGCTATTGATGATACACATAAGAGTTTGAAGGTTAAAATAGATGCTACCGTTAGTGGTACAGATGGTAATGGTTTTTATGTTATAGATTTAACACCTAATGATGATAACACACCGGTACCAGGAGAAGTTATAGCTGAAGAGCTTGAGGAAAAAATCAGAGCACTTGTAGATAATTTAGAAACAGCTGATATAGGTTTTTCTAATGCGTATAGGAATGCTTCTGTAGAATATAAATCCGGTAAGTTCTGGGTGGTTTCTGGTAGTATTTCTAAAAATTATACAGGTAATAACAGGTCATCGGTTTTAATCATTCCGGCAGATACTAATGACTGTTCTTCGGAATTAGGTTTCGATTTACCAACTACCAGTACTGCTTTAGCTTCATTAGCTGTTAAGGAGACTCTTTTAAACTCTAGTTATACAGCAGATACAGACACATTAAGTATAAATACTGGGACTGGTGCTTCGGCTGGTAAAGTTTTTATGATCACTGATGGTACTAATACAGATTATTTTACTGCATTATCTGGAACTAGTGATTCCAGTATTAAAGTTGCGACTGAATCTGTTAATGGTTTTACTGCAATTTCTCATGATTACACTGCTTATGCAGCTAAAATTCAACTACTTAAAGAACAAGATCCTGAAGGTACACCTACTCCTTGGTATCAATCAATAGATAAATTAGTACGTTATGGTATTAAGGTTATGGCAAATCAAATAGATTATAGTAGTTAATTATGGAGGAAGTATGAAGGTAAAGGCTAAGGATTTTTTGGAGTATCTTTGTGAAAATTTAGATTTTAGATTTTTTGCCGGGGTACCATCGAAGGGGCTAAATTGTATATATGATGCTATGAATGCTAATATTATGCATTATATACCAGCTATGGATGAAAAAATAGCTTTTAACCTTAGTGCTGGCGCATTTGTTTCGGGTTATAGAGCAGCGGTCTTAATAGACTCTGAAAATATAGAGGAATTGGAGTTTTATTATAATAAGTTTAATTTAGGGCTTACTATAAATTTATTAATCATAGTATATGAGAATACTAAAACCAAATTTAATAGATATAATTTTAAAGGTAACTTTGACTCTTTTAATGAATTTGTTGAAAAGATCTATATTGAGAATTTAGGCCCTTGTGTAGTAGTTATAGAAGAAGGGGTATTAGATGGATAGAAAAAGAGCACTTAATTATATAGATTATATTTTTGATGAAGAGGATATGATTGTTTATATAGGTGAGGTTGTTTGTAGTGAAGTTACTAATAAGGATAGGGAATTTGTTTTATTTTTTGATGATAAACTAGATTATTTTTCTTTAGTTTTAGGTATAGCTATGACAACTAATAAACGTATTGTTATTGTTTGTGAGGATTATAGTATTCTTAAGTATTTTAAGTCAGTTATTCACATAGCTATTAGTCAATGTACCAATATAATTATATTAGTACTAAAGACTGGTGAATACACTTTAACTGGAGGACAACCTACTACGTTTGATTCAATTAGATCACCTAAAGGTGTATTTTTTAATATAGGTTTCTTAACACATGATTATACAAACCATTTTAAAAACAAAAGTACTTTAAATAATGTTATTACTACATTAAATAGAATCAAGGTCCCGGTTTTGGGAATTATAAATATAGATAATAAACGTCTTTTTGAGGATGAATTACCACAACAAGATTTTTTAGATAAAGTTTTAAAATTAAGGGAATACAATGCCACACATATTAGTACAGAACACTCTTAATGATCAATTAACTGTGAAGTTTAATGTTAATTTAGTTAATTTCTATCCCAAAGGTTATGAAGGCGATCCTCGTTGGATATTAGAGGTTGCTACTACTTATCCTTCAGTCAGTGGTACTGCTATTGCACCTTGTTATGTAGATGTTATTGGTCCTGATGAAAATATAGATGATTTGATTTCAGAAGGTGTGTCTAATTTGGCTTCTCAAATTGATTGGGGACCCTTTATTAAAGATCTTGATGATCCTTATGTATCTAGTTTTTTACCTGTAGATACGAATACTGTGCCTATAGAATCAAATGTTTATTTAGATTTAAAAGATAGCATGCCTTCAGCGGGTATGGATTTATCTGAAATTAAAGTTATCATAAATAACGGGGTTGAGGATTTTGATATAACTAGTGATTGTATAATAGAGGGAGATCCTTTATACTATAAAATAAAATGGAAGCCTCCCATAAGAGAATATAGAAGGGAATAGTTTATGACTGAAAATTTAAAATTTAGAAAACCGCACATGACAAGAGTAGATGGTTACTTTTATATGTTTGATGAAGAAACTGATATGCTTTTAGCTAAATCTGATGATGGGGTAACAGCATTTTCTTATCCCTTTGACACACTTTTAAACTCAACTATTTTAAGTGCTGAATATGATGGGATTAATTATTGGTCTATAGAAGCGGGCACAGCTGATACCATGGTTATAAGAAGATGGCGCATAGAAAATTATATATGTAATTTAAAACAAACAGTAACTTTAAGTAGCCCGTCACACATATTTGATTCAGAAGCTTTTACTGTGGAACATTATCATTGTACTGTTAGTGGGGGATATTCTTCTGGCGATACGGAGATTACTATAAATGAGGAGATGCCTGGAGATCTTACAAGTGGTATGTACGTTACTTTACTTAATGATGCCGAGAATGAAACAATATCTGTACAAAATGTTATTGGTAATGTTATTACATTAGCTGATCCTGTAACAAAAGATTATACGGACGGAGACGCCTTACTTTTTTATAATAATATATGGCTATTTAATAATGCTTATGGTACTGATAGTACTAAAGGTGCTTTATACAAGATCAATGCTTACTCTGGTTCTGTTGTTCAAACTTTTGTTAGTGGGGCATATAGAGATATAAAAGCATGTACATTTTCAAATGTAGATCATTTCACTGATTTTGGGGCGGTGGACTCATTAATGTATGTTAAAGCAAGTAATCTTTTATTTATAAATATAAGTTCTTCACCTTTAGTTTATTATGGTTCTATGGCAATGGATACAATTGATGCTAATGATGTAGATGTTATAAGTGTTTATGATATATCTGTAGAGAGAAAAAATCTTTATAGACTTCAGAGAAAAGCTACTTATTTTGGAACCACAACTGATTGGTCTCAATATAATTATCAACCTGCTACATTTAATCAGATGGTGTCTTCTATATCTGTGTCAGCCAGTCCTAATGTTATTGCTGCTAATCAAGTTAGTACTTCAGATCTTACTGCCAGGGTTCGAGATCAGTTTGGTCAGCCGGTAGAGGCACGTTTAGTTTATTTTGAAGAAGACGATCCTGATGGTGAAATTTCTTCAGGCTCAGGTGGAGTGAATACCGATTCTAAAGGGGAGGCGAATGCAGTTTATCTGTCAGGTTTGTCTGCTAGATTGGTTAAGATTACTGCCACTGTTAATCAATAATGTCAGGTCAAAATATAAAAATACCTTATCCATCTTTTACTATTAAGGATGGGTATTTCTTTTTTTTTAATCATGTAAATAATATTCTCTACCAAAAGAATAGTTCTGGTGATGTTACTTTTACATACCCACTCTTAACCTCCCTTGAAAATATGCCAGTGTTATCTACTCATTATGATGGCACTAGTTTTTGGACGATCCAATCAACTAGTACTTCTAATAATAGAGTTATAAGAAGATGGAGGCTTGAAGATTTTTTTTGTAAAGCAATAGAAGAGGTTTCTTTAGATAGTACTACAACAGATTATTACTATGACATAGAGTCTATGTCTGTTGAGGCCTACCCTTCTGTTTTAGCATCAGGTATAGGCAAAGGCAATTCAAAAATATACATAGATGGTTATATGGATAAGATCTCCTCTGGTTCAAGGTTAACAATCGGCCCGAACAATGACGGGTATTATGAGGATGTAACAGTGACTGGTGTATTGAATAACGGATCAGTCGGTCTTGATTTTTATACATTTAAAGATTTTGAGGCAGGAACTAATGTATCAATAGTAGACAATATTTGGCTTTTTAATGATTATGATCATAAAACTCTTCAAGGGACACTTTGCAGATATAATATGGTTAACGATTCAATTGATTATTCACTATCTGATGATGACCTTTCTAATGTTGATGCAAGTACTTTTTATATAACACCTTCAGGTAATTATATTTTATTTGTTTTGGGCACTTCATTAAGGTTTTTTAATATAGAGACTAAAACATTTGATCGGACGCTTTTTATGGATAATTCAACTACTAGTAATAGTACTATAGCTATAAAAGAAATAGAAATAAATGGTGATACTTTGTTTAGGTTGCAAGGCGGGTTTACTTATTATGGGACTTATTACAACCCTTCTAATTATCACTACCAATGTTCTCCTATGAGGTCTTTTGTGGATTCAATTACCATGGATGTTTACCCTAAAATTATGCCAAGTGATGGTATGAGTGTTGTAGGGGTTAATGCTATTGTTCAAGATCAGTATTCAGAACCTGCACAAGGTAAAATTGTTAGATTTTCAGATGATGATGATCAGTATGGGTTTATGACTATATCAGAACCTTTAACTAATAATCAAGGATTAGCAAAGTCTTATTATAAATCTGGGACATCACCTAAAACAGTCACTATAACAGCTTATACAACTCAATACGATTAAAGGGGTAATATGTACGAAAATATAAGAAATAATAGACCAAATTTTTGTATTGGTCCACAGACTGGTACCTTCTGTATGGTAGATGATGAGGCTTCCCCAGTAGTTATGCAGGTAAAGAATACTTCAGGTACTCTAATTAGATCCTACCTATTTAATCCTACAGATACCCTACCTTCTCCCCCAGATTTTGAGTTTACCTCTATAAAATATGTAGGTCCATACAATCAATCTTCTTTTTATGATGGAGCGATTTTTTATACCCTGGAAAGAGGAAAGACCGATCAAGTATATAATAAAAATATTATAAGGCGTTGGGTTTTAGATGCTACTAATTTTAGATTAGATTTAGCAGCTATTTATACTAAAACAAGCGATGATGACTATTGGTATGGTGGTAGGGCATTTTGTGTACAGAATATACAAACTACACTTGCAGATCATGTATCTATTGGTACTGGTTCTATAACACTTACTACAACCAGTGGTTTGGAGAAATATGATACCGTTTTAATAGGGCCATCAAGCGATGTTACAAACATAGGTGTAGTTGAAGAGGCTTATGTGCATTCTATCTCCGGAGATGATGTTGAATTAAGAACTTATGGGGGAGCCATCCCTACTTCTTATGAATACGTGTCTAATGATCCAGTAACTATTTTTAAGGATATATTACTTTTTTCAGATTCTAAATCTACAGATAATGAAGGTTATTTGTATTCTTTATCCCATAAAGATTATGGGGCTACCGTAGCTTCAGGTTGTAGTGGCGCTTTTGATGATGTTAATGTTGCTACCTGGAACAATTATTCTAATTGTTTAAGTTTTGTAAAAGCCCAAAACCTTATTCATCTAAAAATGCATGATTATAAACCTGCTTTATCTCAAAACCTAACTCTTACAAAGCCAGATAAAGTAGAGTTTATACCAATTTATGGTTTAGACATGAATGGTACTGATATATACAGACTTCAGAAGGAAATTTTTCAAAGAAGTTCTGGTGCAGGTTATAGTTTAGAAGAATGGACTACATATAATTATTTAGTTGATACTATGGAGCCTTATACTAATTCTGTTACTGTTTTTTCTGATAATACTATTTTATTTTATCAGGGTGTTGGTTATGTTACTGCTGTTGTTAGAGATCAATATGGGGTAGGTCTTTCTAATGAATCTGTTTTGTTTACTTTTGAGGGGGACCTTGAAGCAGATTTAGACCCGTCAGATGGTCAGATGGTTACAGATTCTAATGGTAGGTGCACAATTAAATATACTGCAGGCTCAAGTTTTTTTGGTAGAGCTACTATAATTGCTAGGGCTTCTAGTGGTAATACTGTTCATGGAAGCAGTTATGTTTATGGTAAGACTGATATTCCAACACATCCTAGTATTACTCATGAGGGGTTGATATTTTCCAAAGAGAATGATCCGTTAGATAGTTGTAGTATTATGTGTAATATAAGTGGTTTTAATCAAGATGTATATATACCTTGTTATGTTAGAAGTTCTTTTCCAGGAGGACCTTGGATTTGGAACAGAAGTACGGATGAGCAAGAAAATCCCACAGTTGAAAGCAGGAATACAGCTTCATATTTAACTTCAGGGTATTATAATAATTTCAGTATATACACTTCTTATCAACCAATCCTTAATCAATTACAATGGAATGAGGGACAGGGTAGATTTACAAATCTTCAAGAAGAAGATAGTAGTGGTGTAAGAATAACTTTACCGACTACAAATTTGATACAATCTAAACCTGAACAATATATGAATTTAGTGTCAGTTGAGGAAGCACAAGACTATTTGAATTTAAGTCAGAATTATTTAAGTAGGCATCTACCTACAGGTCATATAGTTACTTCTACTTTAGATCAATATGTTTTTATACAAGAAGCTAGTCCAGATTTTTGGTCAGAGAAAAACCCAACCAATATTAACTACTGGATAAGGTTAAGACCTTTTGCTACTAGTCTTAATCCATCTACGCTTAAAATATATTTTTCAGAGGCTTCTTATGCTAATATTACTCCTTGGATTGATATTGCTCCTTTAGGGGTAATAAATACTTTTGATGCTGGGGGCGGTTTAGATGGTATAGATTTCAGTTATGCTTTTTCTGAAAAATTTCATCATAATTCTATTATCAATATTGATATCAGAGTGTATGATACTTCACCAATACCAAACCTATTAACTATTACCTATTGGTTTAAGATTGTTCCAGATTATAGAATACCATATATAGAAAACCAATACCCTGAAATTGAAGCCTACTCTGTACCTATAGATACTGATATATCTTTTGATATTAAAGATGAAGGTGAGGGGGTAGATATAGAAACATTAGAAGTATATATAAATAATTCCTCTATACCTTATTCGTATGAAGAAATAGGTGTTTATCAATACCATGTTGTATGTAACTTAAGTAGCAATTTTTATTATGGTGAGAAAGTTACAGTCTTTGTTGCAGTAAAAGATAAATCAGAAAATGCTAATCTATTAAGAGATGGTTGGGTGTTTTACTGTTTTGAAAGTACGGGTCCTTGGTTTGATGCAGACAATGTAAGTCCTGGTAAATGCTTAGAGGGTAGAATAAGAAGTGAGGATGATATTCATATGCAAGTTTATGGTATTAATGATACAGGCATTGAATACGATAGTATAAAAATTGAAGTTGGTGGAAAATATCGTGATGTTAAGATTACACCTATTGTTTATCGTTTGAGATAATTAAGTAACCTTTATAATTGTAGGAGGATTTTATGGCAGAACCTATTTTATCATTTATATATAATGTAACAGAAAATGATTCACCTTATTTGGGGTCGGGCGGGGATAATGGTGATTGGCAGGAGATTTATATTTCTACAGGTGCTATGGCCTCTGGGATCTCTGATATTAAAGTTTATACTGGGGGCGGGATTAATCCGGCTGTTGAAACACCTACTGCCGCATTTGGTAGAAGAGAAGCTACAATAAGGCCAGTAGTTGGTACATATCCAGTACCTCAAATTTATATAGAATCTACTGAAGACAACATAATGTATCATGTACCTTTGGCTAGTGGACAGCCAAATGATAATAGGTATGTTTTTGGTGTGTATGTGGATGGTTTAGTGACAAGTGATATCTATTTAGAAATGTGGGATGATAATACTTTTTCTACAACCTCTCTTCCTACTTTATCAGGGACAGTTAATTATCCGCATTCTATATTTAATGCAATAAGAACTACAGATTCGGCACCACCATCAGATTGGGATGGTGATGATGTTAATGCTGTGTATTTAGCTGGGTATAATAATAGGTTAGGACTTAAAGGCTCTGATACTATTCAAAATGAAGCAGTATATTATAGTATGTATGCTAATATACCTTGGGATTTAGAGTTTACTCACGACCAACCGGTCGAGGGTTATAGATATTTATATATTTAAGGAGTATTATGGAAAATAAATTAAAATCAGTAAGAAATTTGGATGCTGTTGATGGTACTATTTATGGAAAACACAATACAGCACAGATGGTCAATCCATATAAATCTAAATTTGTTGTTTATTATTCTAATGGGGATGTAAAAGAAGGCAACAATTTATATGATACTGGATGGGATAATGTTCATGATGGTATTAAGTTACTTCAATATAGATTATCAACAGGCCATGTAATCAATATACCAAAATTCAGAGGCTATTTTCCAACGATAGAGGTTAGTGAATCTGTAGAAGGATTCAAATTGTTTCATGCTATTCATGTTAAATGTTTAGCCGATGATAAGATCTTAAAATATAAGATTATACTTAAGCAAGATCAAATTAGTAAATATAAAATTGGAGATGTTATAGTATCTGAAGAAACAGGTAATTGTACTTCTCCTCACTGGAAAATGGCAGGTTAAAGGAGAATATAAATGGCAGTTACTATAGAAAAGAAGTTCTGGAATGGTTCAGAATGGAAAGATATTGCTAAAATTGTTTTTACTAGTCCCAACTTTACTAGTCCAGCAACTGCTGGGACTAGATCTCATATACAACCCGGCGGAGCCTACATAGGTACCTGGTTTGAGGCAGTTGATTATATGTATAGACAATTTGATGATCAAGACTATGCTGAACTTCCTAATGAAATGGAATCGTTTTTTGGAAAATTAAATTTAATAGGTACTTTTGATTTTAGTAGCGACACATCTGCTACTTTTTATCATGATTATGGTTCAAGCTATGATTTAACTATTTCTGGGGGAGCATATCCTAGTGTATTATATAAAGACAAAGATAACTATTGTATAATAGACAGTTATACAATAAATTAGGGGGAACGATGTTTGTTTTATTAGAAAATTATTTAAGATTTAAAGAATCGTTTGGAGGTAAATATGTCTGTTCCACAAGTAACTACTAATTTAGCTACTAATATTGGTGAAGATGTAGCTACCTTTCAAGGAAATCTTGACAGTTTAGGGCTTGAATATAGTGTAGATGCTTATTTTAAGTGGGGAACTACCAGTGGTATTTATACTGATGCTACTAGTTCTGGTACCTTAAGTTCGACTGGCCCTTTTAGTACTACGGTTTCTGGTTTAGATTCGGGCACTGAATATCATTATTGTGCTGTTGTTACTAACGGTGTAACAACTTGGTCTGGTGTAGACGTGCAATTTGTATCTATAAATAGTCCTAGTGTGACCACAGGTTCTCCTACTGATATTACTTATGGTTCAGTAAATTTTAAAGGGCATCTTGATACTTTAGATAACTTAACTTCTGCTGATGTATATTTTGAATATGGTACTACCACTAGCTATGGAAACGCAACAACACCTGAAACTTTAAGTTTAGTTGGCTGGTTTAGTCAGTCTGTTGATACTTTAGAATCAAATCAAACATATCATTACCGTACGGTTATTACTGATGGTGTAACAACATGGTATGGATCAGATGTACAATTTACATCAGAGGAGGGGCCAGAAGTAACTACTAATGAAGCTTCTGGGATCACTTACACTTCTGCTGTTCTTAATGGGGATCTTGACACTTTAGGGTCTATATCTAATGCTAATGTTTATTTTGAATATGAACTTACGGCGAGTGGGTATATTAATAGCACAAGCCCTGAAAATTTAAGTTCACCTGGGTCTTTTAGTTCTACTATCTATGGGTTAACTCCAGGACAAGAATATGATTATAGAGCAGTAGTTACTAACGGTTCCTTGCCCCGATACGGTTCAGATACACAATTTACATCAATAAATAGCCCAGAGGTAATTACCGGTACAGCTATTAATGTTGGAGGTATGGTTGCTACTGTTCAAGGGTATCTTGATTATTTAGGACTTGAATCTAGTGTATCTGTATATTTTGAATATGGAACTTCCACTAGTTATGGAAGTACGACAACACCTGAAACTTTGAGCTCAATAGGTAGTTTTAGTTTTGACATCAGTGGATTAAGTACAGGCCAAGTATACCATTATCGTGCAGTTGTTACTGACGGCGTAACAGCTTGGCCGGGCTCAGATGCTCAACTAGAAACAAAAAGTTCCGTGACTGTAAATTTCAGTGAGGTAGTAGGAAGTGAAACCATGAATGATTGGACTAATTATACAGTAAGTGGTGTTATAGATACTGATATAGATAGTAGTGCTTCTTATTATGGAGAAGGTTTAGAAGTAATTGTAGAAACAACGGTATCTGGGTTTTCAGATTACCCTGTTAGTCCTAATTTTAATGGTACTGTAAGCGGTACTTTACTTGGAACAGTGACATCTGGTTCTGTTTACTCTGTAATTAGTGGTTTAGTTTCTGGGACTTTAATTGGATCTGATGAAGATATGACTTGTTATGTTGAAAATTATATTACTACTACTATTAGTGGGAATTCTTTTGGTACAATTAGTGGCTCTATATATGAAACATTTAATGAACCAATACAAGCCCCTATGGAATTAATGTATCATCAATATTCTACAACTACCCCTATAGATAGTAGTTCTACAGAACCCAAACCTAGGCGACATCATGGTGAAAATTCAATTATATTTTCAGTTACTTTTGGTGAAGCTTATAATTGCAGACTAACTGCCTGGGATGATGATACACATTCTACCACTAATAATAAGATTTTAGATGAAGAACATTATAAAGTAGATGCAGTGGCTTATAGATCAAACGTTGCAGATTCGGCTTACCAACCTGTTTTTACGAATGAGCATTGTTTAGTTTATCCACCTGTGTATGATAAAGTTCTAAAAGGTACTGAAAGTTACTATGGGGATTTTGATTTAATATTTTCTATCGTTGCTGGGGAATATGGTGAGTATTTGGCCTTTGCCCCAAGGTTAGTTAATATGGATAATAGTTTTAGTGCTGGTTCATATGATTTTGTAACCACATTGCATTATGAATACACTTAGGGGGTAAGTATGCCTCTTTTAGATCATGAGATCCCAACAATATTGTTATTAAACGATCCATCTTCAGCAGACCATGGGATTTCAGCTACAGTTGGATTTAATAACACGGCTTCTGGGATAAAAGACATACCAGTTAGTATGGTTTATGATACAACTGATAGTGATCTTTCTGATATAGAAATTGAAATACCACTTGTAAACACTACTTTTGGTAATAAAAATATTGAAGGTGAACTCATTTTAGCTTCTGGTGTAGATGTAAGCCTTTATGATACAGAAAATGAATTAATTTTAGAAAATGTTTCTTTATCTGCCAATAATACACCAGTAAATACATGGTATTTATATATAAATGGCAGTGTTTTTGATATAGATAATGATTTGTTTCTATATAGTGATTTACAAAACAATTTATTAGATGTAGATACATCTTTTAGGATAAATATTGGAAGTGTTAAAACGGCAAGGGATGTTTATAATGAAATTGAATTGGCTGAGCCCAAATATTTTAATTTTCCAATTTCAGTTTATTGTTCGACTGCTGGAACTTATTATAGTTGTCCAGCGGATATTAAGCAAGGTAGTGGTAGAATAGGTTTTATAAATAGTGAAGTATTCGCATCGGCTTCTGGTGTGGAGGGTTTGGAATATGATATTTTTTGTACTGGTATGTCAGGGGTTTATTATTTAGCTGATATTATTACTACTCCAGGTAACATATCTATTTTAGATACTGATTTGTTTTGTGCTGATTTAGTATCATATAAAGCTAATAAGGTTGATATTAAGACAAGAAGTATATTTGTCTCTGATTTTTTTATTAATGTGGATTCTTATACTGAAGCATCTTCTGTTGGTTATGTTGATATTGTAGATTTTATATACCCAATAGTGGAATCTTCGATCACTATAAAAATAGATGGAACAACCCTTAGTGGGATAGTTATAGAGAATATAGATCTTGGTAAACGTATTTATTTCGATCCACTTAATAATTTTTTTTCGGATGGCGAAATAATTTTAAATGTTTATGCTGAAAGTTCAATAGGTGAGGTTATTGATGAAGACTTCTATTTATTGTATGGCTACGATTTAAAAATGAATGAAGTGGTTTTTTGGAAACCAAATGAAGAGGTTGTAATAAGGGGACAAGCTAAAAATAAAGCTTTTTGCCCCAATGAAGAAGGTTTAGCTTATTATTTTAGAACAAGGGATTACGATTCTTATAATTTACAATTTGATATTAATCCTGTAGGTTTTGTAGATATTCCGATGTCTATTTATCCTCAATCAACCGCCTTCTTCTATGGAAAAACTTATACAGTTAGAGTTGAGGGTGTTAAGGATTTTGCTGGTAATACTATGCCACCGTTTGAATATAGTTTTACAATAGAGGACCCAGGAGAATAATGAGAAAACTAACATATGAGTTTGTAAAAGAAAAATTTGAGGAAAGAGGATACACTCTTTTAAGTAACATTTATGTTAATGGAAGGACAAAGATGGATTATATTTGTCCAAAAGGACACATCCATAATATTACTTATATAGATTTTAGTTCTGGAAGGGGTTGCCCTGTTTGTGGATTAAATAGACGAGCTTCCAAAAGAAGGTTATCGTTTAGTATTATAGAGGAATACTTCATTATTGAGGGCTTCAAGCTGTTTGAGCCGGAAGGTGGTTATATAAATGTGGATCAAAAGTTAGATTTTGAATGTCCAAATGGTCATACTGGTAGTATCTCATATCATAATTGGAAAAATGGTTGGAGATGTGTTAAGTGTCATCATGAAAAATTATCTTTAATCTTTTTAGGTTCTGGAGGATCTAATTGGAGAGGCGGAAAGTCTTTCGAGACATATTGTGAAGAATGGAAAGATTTAGAGTATAAGAATAGTATTAAAGAGCGTGATGGTTATAGATGTTTGAACCCATACTGTTATCAAATAGATAATGTTCTATCTGTCCATCATATAGATTACAATAAAAAGAATTGCCGTCCTAACAATCTTATCACAGTTTGTAGGTCTTGTAACTCAAGGGCCAATAAAGATCATAGATGGCATAAACCTGGTATCAGGCTATTTTAAGTAAAAGATACAAATATAATTATTAAGGAGGATTAAATTATGTGTGCTGCGAGAACCCGTTGGGTTAGTTTTGATTCAAGCGCTATAGGAACCGCAGGTGATGGTAACGGTTCTGGATGTAAGGGGACAAGAGGTTACTGCAAATCTACAGCTTCTACTGCAGATGTGTTTGATATAGGCCCAACAACAAATAGGTTATATTTAAGTATTGACGGTGATCCAGCCCCGTATATAACACTTTATTCAGGGGCTGAGTTAGATGCTAGATTTGTCGCAAAAGATATAACAGAAAAATTACATGATTTAGGGAAGGCTAGTGAAAAGTATGACAATGCTTATTGTGAATGGACTAATGACAAATCGGCAGGTAATTGTTTTAAGATCTATTCAGGTACTTTAGGCTCGTCTTCAAGTGTTACGGTTACAGCCAGTGGTACTGAATCTGTAGGTTCAGTTCTGGGGTTTAATACAAAACAAGAAGTAGGTGGATCTGCAGACTCAAATGGCTTTGCTGGTGATGCAAGTGTTAGTGGAACTTATTACGGATTTTTAGATGAAATTTATCATGTGGTGATAAGTAGCGATACTTTTGCTGAAGCAGTGACTGCACCTAGAGGCATTGCTACTCCAACTAAAGGTGGGGCTAATAGTTATGTTGGTACTATGACTACTGGAGGTGTTTTTAATGGGCCATCAAATATCACCTATACCTTGGCTATTGATGTGGCCAATGGAACGACTATGGGGGCTACTACAGGTGATGTACCAAGATTAACCTGGACATCAACTGGGTCTGATTCTTCTACAGAATATACTGAATTGCTGTACCCAGATCATTGGTATAAAGTAGGGGATTATGGGCTTATGGTTAAATTCTCTGATGCTGTATTTAATCAATGTGATCCTGCATGGACTATAGAAACTTATAGACCTGATTATGTACAGGGGACTAATGCTGTTGGTCCTGTAGGTACTGCACAGTACGTTTATAGTTCTAATAGAGGGGATATGAGTTCTACTCCAATTACCACCTCCTCTGGGGCACCTACACAGTTAGGAACAAGAGGTTTGAATATAGCATTCAATCCTTCTGGAGGAAGTGACAATTTCAATGCCGGCGATGAATTTTTTGTTATTTGCTCGGCACCAAAACCTGAATCATATAATATTACTTCAATGAGTTATGGTAATGTTACAGTCAGTTCTGAATCTGATGTTAAGTGTGTAATGTTTGAAGTTGAAAGTGGTGCAGTGGAGTTATCTACAGTTAAGATGGGGTTACAAAGTCATGGTACTTTTAGTCATCATGATGAAGGTAATTCAGACACTAAGTTCAGGTTTGGAACAGTTGGACCCAAAAACAAAGCAGGTGCATCTCCAAATGTGGGGATAGAGTGGTACCCTAATGTGTTACCTGGAGATATAGATAGTGATATTCCGCCAGCATATTTATATCATACTAAAGAAAATTTATCTGTTGTATCTACAGCAGACGATAGTGAGAGTGTTGGAAATGTCGGTTTAGTGTCAGATCCTATGTGGGTTAATATTCGACTTGGAAGTTCAGAAACTGGGAGTAATAGTACCATAAATATGCGTCTTTTTTTCGATTATAGTTGACTGTTATTGTTAGGTTTCAGCAGTTTTTAACTAACGAAGTAAAACCTAATATTAATAAACTAACCTTTATATTAGTAGAGACTTACTTGACTTTATATAAAACTGTATTATATTAAAGTCATTTATTAACTAAAATGGAGGTATATTATGAAAAGACTGACTTGGCTGGATGAAAAGAAAGATGAGATTATTAAATTACATAGAGAGGATGGTTGGACTAATCAACAAATAGCTAATCATCTAGGAACCTCTGCTAGTTCTATTAACACCCGTTTACGGAAATGGAAAGCTAATGTAAGTGATTGTAATAGAAATAAAAGAGTAGATATTCCTAAAGAAGATATTAGAAGAATGTACTGGGATGAGCAGATGCATCCTTCACAGATTGCCGAGATATATGGTGTTTGTAAGCAGACTATAACGAATAAGATGAAGAGCTACGGTATTCCTTTTAGAACTAAAAGTGAATCTAGGGTAGGTAAATTAAATCCAATATATGGGGTAGGTCATACTGAAGAAACAAGAAAAAAACTTTCTTATTCGTTTGTAAATGGGCGAAAGATAGGTTTTAGTTTAGGTACTTGGGGTAATCATCATAAATATTTAACCCCAAACCAAGGTGAAGTTACTATGCGTTCAGGTTGGGAGGCAAAGGTTGCTGATTATTTGACTTCCAAAGGATTAGATTGGTACTATGAATATGAATGGCTAAAGGTGGGCGATATACATTATTTGCCAGATTTTTTCATACCTGATTTGAATACTTATATAGAGGTTAAAGGTAGAAAAAAGAGATGTGACATGGATAAGTTTGAAAAGGCTAGAGCTTTATATAATATTATTTTATGGGATGGAATAGAATTATTAAAACTAGGTATCATTGATAACTGTGGTGATGCTAAATTAAATAGAAAATACAGAAAGAAGAACTAAAGGATATAGTAAAATGAAATCTAAAATTTATTTAAAAGAAATAGTTGAAAACAAAGATAGGAAGTTTGGCTCATTACTTGAATATTATCCAGCAAGGGTTGAGACTGAAGACGGAAAAGTTTTTAACGCTTTATTTACAGAAAATGATATAAACGAGGCTATGTTAAGAGCTGAATCCAATCCAGAGGATATACCTAAGACTGGATTTTTAGAATCAATATTTGGTTAATTACGGAGGTATATTGTGATAAAGGAATTTGAATGTGTAAAGTGCGGAAAAATAGAAGAGGTATGGGATAGGTTTGATAGTATACCAGATAAGTGTGAATATTGTGGCGGAGACATGAAGAAAATTATTTCTAAAAACAATTTTCATCTTAAAGGTACAGGCTGGGCATCAACTAGGTATTCAAAAGAGGAAACCAAGAAGTCCAAAAAAAGTGAATAAAGGAGAAAGTTTATGAGACGTGGATGGGTTGCTACCCTTAATGATGGTACTGTTATGAGTGAAGATAAATACTTATGGAAAGAGGTACCTAATAAAGATATAAAAAGCTTGACATTACATTTTGACGGCCGCAGATGGGAATTAGCAGGTAAGCAGGCATATTTCGTCAAAAATCGTGCTTCTATGGTTCCTGGTATCCAAGCATCACTTCGTGTAGAAAGACGTTGTATTGGTTATTATGAAGGTGCTAACAAGGTTCATTATATAGTTGACGAGGCTACTGGTAAGTTCACTATGGAAGTTCAGGATAATAGTGAGGGTTAATGGTAGATAAAAAGGTTAATAAATGTCAATATTGGAGTTTATATGAACCTTATCCTTGTGAGTACTGGGATGGTGGTAATACTGTCTGTACTTATGAGGTTGATACATCAAATCCAAATGACTCATTACCTACTGAATTTCCACATTGTAATCTAATAGGTACTCGTGCTAGTTGTAATAAGTTCTTATCAACTGGTACTGGTGTAAAACCTCGTTGTGTTTTACCAGATCCTAGGAGACATGTATGTAATAGGGAAACTGGCCGAAAATGGGTAAGTACTGTTTCTGGTACATCCGATTATGATTTTTCCCCGATAACTGGTTATAATGAGGGTGAATGTGATGGGGGTGGAACTGATACTACCTGTTCAGGTTATTCTCCAGAACATATGGGTTTTGGTCGTCTTGTCCCTTCAGACTCTGAAGATTTAGATACTTTTGTAGATGGTAAATTTTCATCTATAAAAGATTTTGACCTTAGAGTTCCAATCAATTATGCTGTTTATAATCTAATGGCAATCTTATCAAAATGTAGATGGTGGACTGGGGATTATGTAGGATTTACTATAAATAATGAAACTACTTTAGTTGAACTAGGTGGTACTTGGGAATGTACTCATCCAGAAGATACAAGTATGTTTAGTTCTTTTAGTTTTGATTATGGTGCTCCTTGTAATGGATGTAAAGCTTCGTGCCCTTATTATACTGGTATTTGTTGGGAATATTGTATAGATGAGTATATGGCACCAGGTGATCCAATTTTGGCCGAGCAAGTTCATGAATTAAGGTATTATCACAGAGAAAATCAATGGGCAATTTCTTCTCTTGAAGCTTATTTTGGAGATAAAGGTTATATTTACTCCTGGGATGCATCTATAATAGAAAATAAAAAAAGTAAAAGTTTACTTGGTAAAGTTAGTTATACTCTTAATTCTGATGGTAACATAGAAGAGTATCAAATACCTTCATATAAAACTTATATGGAAAAATTTGATTTATTTACACCCGAGAGAGAACCATTAATTTTAACGGAAGGGACTGAGGTTGACACATCAGTTGTTTCTTATCCCTCGCTTGTAAGGGAAATTAAAAGATTACCTCTACCCCCTATTGTTAAAAACAGATTTTATAATGATGGTATATATAATTATTTTGAAACTCCCCTTCTAAAAGATGAAACTGATTTATTAATATTTGGAAAGTCTTTTTATGATGCAACTATTTATCCAATTTATGCAATAAATGTTAGCGATAAAGAAGTTTACCCTCTTTTTCCAAATGAGTTATTTGTTTATGATTACATGCTTGATGCTAGGTTGAGTTTAGGTGATATGGCTTATGAAGAATTCTATAATGGTATAGATAACACATTTAGCACTTTACAGGCAATAGCTCCACAAAAAGTATCAACTAATGAGATAGCTGAATGTAGTACTTTTATAATGACAGTAAAAGCTTCTTTAGGGGCTAATACTTACAGTGGAACAAATCATAATACGATTCTTGTTCTACAATATTCACCAGATGGTTTAGTATATACTAAAGTTAAATTCAAATGCACATTTGTTGGAGGTGTTCTTACTCAAAGTAAATTTGAAGTGTTGGGTGATATGGGAGAGATGACTACTCCTTTTGATTATACCGCCTCTTTTAATGCACATGTAAATAAAAACGGTAAAATGCAATTTTATTATAATCCTATTAGTTCCGGAGGGATTATTACTGAAAGCCGTTATATGTATAATGATTTGTATATGCCTAAAAAATATAGTTCCACTGATATTGTTCCAGATGAGCCTATATTATATAAAGGACATAAATTATATGAAGTAAGTAATTCTTTATATGTATTGCAACATGGAGACACTACAGTTAGTGGATCTGAAGAATCTTCCGTTGAATATTACCCACTTAGTTCAGATGGATATGTTCTAATTGATATAGATCATCCAGATCTAAATAATGTTTTCTTTCCCTGGGAGGCTGAAGAAATAAATATAGTGTATAGTCCAGTTGTTTCTGCAGGGGCACCTCCTTCTTCGTTTGCTCCAGAAGATTGTGAAATGGAAATAGTTTGTCATGGTTCAGATGGAAAATTAGGCCCAAGTCAAGCTATAATTAAACCTAAAGACCCTAGCAAATTTAGATCTATTTGTGGTAATACTACAATAGAACTTAAGAACATTAAATATTGGGAAAAAAGAAGTTATGATCAAGAGCCGGATACTATTGGTGGTTGGGAAGCCACACTTTTTGAAGAAGATGGTATAGTTTGTAATTACAGTAAAGACACAGCTACATATTCTTTTGGTGATAGTGGTACTAATTTACATACTCTCACTGATTTTCAATTTACTATGGTGCCTTCTGTGGTTATAAATAATATGGCCGGGAAACCATTTACTCAATTTAGAACTAAACCTATAGGCTGGGTAAAGCAATTTTATTGCCCTGATGTGGAGATAGAATATAGATGGGGGGCTAATTATACTAAATGGACGAATGACCCGTTATGTAATTGTTGTGGTCCTTGGAAGAAGGTTAATCCTGAACCAAGTTCAGATAGTTTTCAGCCTAATTGTGGTGATCACGATCTGTCTTTTTTTGACAATAAAGGGCCTCTTTGGTGGCCATATACAACTTGCTCAACTTACCAAACTTATGATATAATAAGTAATTTAGATTATTATTCAGTAGATGTAATTGGGTTATTTAAGCAAGAGGATGAAGATGGTAATAAGATTCACGGAAATCACGATATGCGTATGTTAGGACCAGCTAATAATATAGCTTGGACTGGTTATGGATGCAATTTTTTAATACCTTGTACTTGTGATTGGCGTACTTATAATAAGAACAAATTAGGGGATAATAATTTCATAGGTTGGGCAAGAATAAGAGGTTTAGTTCCGTATGAGGATATGGCGATTTGGAATGGTAATAATGATACTCTTCCAAAATTCGGTAACACTAATAGACCTCAAATGTTTTATTATAGAACTATTGATAAATGGCAGTATGAATACTCGACTGATGGTGGGCAGAAGTGGAATGTATCTTGGAAGTTGATGCCCGCAGCAATGGAATTCTCTAAAGTTGATTTTACTTCAGAATACGAGCCTATGTGGGATTATGGTGGTAGTTCTGAAGGACCAAATATAGTTAATCCTCTTGGTATTTTTATAACTAATGATTTAAATGGTGAGTCTATAGACGAAACTATAGAGTATAATGTTAGATATTCTTTCGATGATATATTTAATTGTAGGTTTGCAATTAATGGTATTAGTTATCCTTCAATTACTGGAACGTATTCCAATGCAAAGAAAGATGGGAAAATTAATCCTTGGTACGAATTTAAGTCCGCACCTGCAGCCCTTGGGGATAAACAAATACAGTGGGCTTGGCAGGAACCTTGGAAAGATTTAGTTAGAAATACTTCGAAAACTTTCGATGATAAGATAAATAAGGATGCTTTTATTGAATTTTTCGAGAAATATAAAATAGGTGATGTTTCTGTAAAAGGCCCGTTTATTAATGAGGATGATGGGCTTAAAGGTTCGTTATTGTTTTTAGATTTAAACTACCCGGATTATAAATATGATTTCAAGGCTCAAGAATTTAGACAGTCTTTGGATGAAGGTTTTCATACTATAAATTTTGAAGCCCCAAAAAAAGATGAAAATACAGGGGAATATATTGGATATATGGGATTATCTATAGATAGTGGCCCCAAAAGAGGTTTAAAAATTGATGGGAGTTGGATTAGTTCTGAAGATGTTGATGAGGATGAAGATAATTTTGAAGTATTTAATGTAGAACTATACGACCAATGTACTGGTATTGATAATCCTACAGAACCTACTGATGGTGAACTGAAGGTTTGGTCAGAAGATGTAACTCTTTTCTCTAAAAGCTATGAATCTGATGAGTCAGGGTCAGATGATAGGGAGGAAGAAGCTGAAAATGATGATAGGATGGTAAAGACTTTTACTGTAGATAGTGGATTACTTTCTGATGAAACTATTGAAGTAAAAACTTATTTTAGAAGAGGACTTGATGTAAAATTGAATGATGCTTTGGATGGATCTTCATTACCTTTAATTTTATCTGAAGTAGTACAATATAATAGAACTGGTTTAGATTCTGAAGTGGTATGTGGGATAACAGATACTGAGTTTATAGCCTATGAGTTTGACTCTATAAAGAGAACAATAGGTAAGTTAGAAGTGTCATATAAATATGGTATGGAAGAAATTACTGCCCCTACAGCTACTACATCTGGAACCTATACCTTCTATCATAAACCACAAATAAGTGTTTTTGCTTCTGAAGACGGCTTAACAAAAGGAACTCAACTTTATACTGATTCTGGTATGGATTTGTATAAACATTCAGATGGTGAAAATATGGAGGTTAAATTAACCACTCTCACTTGGAATAATACTATTGATTATATATTCAATGGTAAAATAGGGCTTTATATAGAATTAAGAATTACGCCTACTAGTGAAGAGTTGGATAGTTTATCTAGTGCAGACAAGACATTTTATAATACAAACATAAATCTTGTCGGGATTGAAAGTGAATCCATTTATGATGAAGTGATTACAGATGCTAAAGAAAATATATACGCTTGGGAAAGAAAATATTATATTTCTTATGGTAATTATGGTGATGCTCCTCCTCAAGGAAAAAATCCTGATAAACAAGTACTGTGGCCAGAAGATACTTACATTAGATCTACTGTTTATAATAAGGACGATATTGATGGTGTATATAATGTAGATGGTTCTGGTGAAGATGGTTTTGTGATGACTTCTAAAGTTAGAGGTGGTAGATTTTATGAGATATATGAGGATAAAACCACTTTATCAGGTGATGTTCATGTGTTAGAGGGTGAACAAAAGAAGCTTTACGACAAAGCTACATCAATAAATCCAGAGGACATCAGCATGAATAATGTAATATCTCCTGGATTAAGTGAGCTTTTGAAAAGCAGTAATTTAACTTATAATTCTGCTGTGACTTTTCTTATACATAATTCATTAATTTTGGATTTGGCATCAATTAATAGTTTTCCACCGATGAGTGGTGAGGGGCATGAGTATGTACCGTCTAAACCCTCTCAATCAAACTGTAGTGGTGGCGGAAGAGGGCCATGTTCAGCTGCTAATATTCCCGCTGATTATTTTTACTATAGTTTTGAGCCTTTAGATCCTGAAGCCGAAAAAAATTATAGTGGTATTGGTCATAGTTCTGCTTTTACTTCTTTTTACGGTGGTACTTTGGCTATGATGCAAAGAACAGCATTAGCTGAAGCCCTTATGGGGGTTTTTGGTCCAAAATATGGGGCAGCCTCTGGTGATAGTAATTGGGTTAATGCTGAAGCTATGACCAGTATGCTTTTCTTTAATTTAACACCTAGATCTTATGATACTAGTGTTTCGGTACCATCTGTATCCTATAATGCACAATACTTTGCATTTTTTAAGCACTGGAGTAATGCTTATTTTAATACGGCAGGGATTGCTTAATGATGGTGAGTAATATTTTAAAGGAGTGTTTATGATAGATTGTGATCAATGTGGTTCAAAAATGTCAGAAGATATTTTACTTTCTACAATAGAGTACGACAATTTAACTAAAGTAATACTAAATGAGGAAGGGGAAATAATTTATGAAAATTTACCTGACTATTTAGTATTTTCATGTAAAATGTGTGGTGAAACTAAAAATATTAAAATTTCTGATATAATAAAAAATTTACAAAATAAGATTGTAAGCTTGCTTTTAAAAGAGCGGCTAAAAGTAATATATACTACAGCTGATAGAAGTAAAGTTGATGAAGCTTCAGGTGTTAGTTACTGTGGCTTATGTCCCGGAGTAATAGATGAATCTGGTTATTGTTATAATGATGTTATTTCACAATGTAGAGTTAGAAAGGTGAAGCTTGGATGACATATAATATTCTTAAAGATGCTAAATTAATAAAGAATGATACAACCTGTATGCATGATATTAATTATGGTTTTAACAGTACATTTCCAAATAATGGTGATGTAGATGGTTGGAATATATATAATAATATTTATCTTTATGGGAGCTGGAATAAGGTTCTTTTTGGTTCATCTTTAGGGGTCTCTTGTTACTTTGGTCGGGAAATTAATATCCTTCCTGTGGTGGCCGATGATTATTATTATTTGCATATGATGATGAAATTAACAGCACCTATTCATAAATATAAGGACTATCCTACTAAAGGTAAGATACAGTGGATAACTAATACTGATGACACCTGGAATGATGATAAGTCTGTTGAATTTGATTTAGAAGTAACGGGTAATTGGAAGCTATACATAATAAATATGGCAGAACTTCAGTATTGGAGTGGCAATATAGTCAATTTTAGAATATACCCTTTTATTGATGGTTATGAAGATATACAGTTTGCCGTGAAATACATTAGAGTTGTGTCGGATAATAAGTTTCAATGCTTAAATACAAACTGCTTATATTATACTAAATACAGTCATCCTTGTCCCGCGATTGGTAGATTTAGTAGTATAACTGCTGGAGAAGGTAAAACACATTATACTACGATTTCTGGTGTTAGTGACACCTTATATGTTAATATAGATGATTATGGGTCTGAAAAGATTACTTTAGGTAATAATATAAATATAACTGGTGATCAAATGGCAAAAATAATTGGGGACAGATTAAGTGCCATTGATGTTGGAGGTTATACTTATGCTTATTCAGAACATACTGAAGATAATAAACTTAAAATTACATCAGGTAATCTGGGAATAGCAAGTGATGATGAAACTATAATTTTTGATGGTGAATTGGCAATTTTTGTTACAGCCTATAACTGTTTAGTTGATCCTAGTTATTTTACTTCACGAAATCTAAATTATGTTAGGGTCAATGCTTATTTAAATATGATTTCAGGATCAGTGCTTGATATACTTAAATTTTTATTTACTAATGAATATAATCCAAGTTTAATAACTGTTTCTGAATTTCTTATTAATAATAGTATTTTTCAAAATATATTAGATATAAAATTTTCAGAACCACTTACATTTTATCAGATGAAAGCGGCTGATTGGCATGCTGGAAATCCGGGTGCAAGTTTAGTTCTTGATTCTATGGGTGATATTTATGTTTGTGGCTCAATAAATGATTTTTATTGGGGCAGTAGTTATTATCCTCCAAATGAATTAAAAGATGTTACAAATGATTATTTATTAATAGACAACCCACAAACAGATATGTTTGCCGGTGAGCCTTATACTGGCAAAGCTTCATCAACCAGTGAGTTATTTCTTAAGGTTAATTATGGATCTTGTAGATTTATTTTTGCAACTTTATCTCATCAGGATTTAGAAATCGGAAACACTGGAGCTGAACAGCAATATGATCTGATTGAAAAATTCGATCAATTTGCTGGCAGTGAATCCGTTGGAGGACAATCGGGTTATTCAGGATTCTTTACACCGTTTACTATTGTCATAGAAGGTGGCAGTGCAAAGGAAGAGTTAGGATTTAATGAGGATTCTATAAATGTAACTTCCAGCAAACCAGCATCAGGTTTTGATTTTGCTTCTTCGAGAAGATTAAAAGCTTATGAAATAAATAGGTTGGTGGACAATGATAAAAAATCAACCGCATATTATCATGATCCAGATCAACGTGTAGTGGAAGCCGGAAGAAGAGATTATTTTGAAGCAGTTTCTACTTATAATGTGGCCAGTAATAATACACCTGATTTTTATAGTGAGATTAATGGGCAAGGTTATATACTTATAGATTTAACTCATCCTGTAACTGATAGTGGTAGATTGAAACATATTAAAGTTAATGGTAGTAAATACTTGGGCTTTGATTCTAGTGTTATTGTTTTTAGACCTTTTAAAGATGGGACACTAATAAAATTATATGAGACATCTTTTTTATCTGAATTATCTACTTCTATTTATTCTACTGTAAATTCGACTCATCATGTAGAAACTGATTTTATGGTTTCAAAGGGAGATCTAATAGGCTTTAAGAACTTTGGTATTTTATGTCCTCATTCCAGTATAACTTTGAAGCCCAATGCCATGCTTTATAAGTTAGGTGCTAATGATAATATTGATGTTAGATTTGAGCCTGGAAATATATTTTGCCAGGGGGTTATTGGTCCCTCTTATTATGCATATAGTGAAAGAGTACAAGATAGTATTAAGTTATCAGTTGATTTTGGTAAGCGAATAAATATTGGTGAAATAAATGTGCATGGTAAAGAATTTAATGATTCTTTTGAATACAATATAGCTTCTTGTTTAGATGTGTCCTGGCAATGTAACCTATATAACGAATCACACACGCACCGCGCCTACCATGATACTGGATTATATGTAAACTATTGGACCCACAAAAATATACCATATGGTTTAGATAGTTTAAATAATTGTAAAACTACCGTAGATAATGGAAGGCAGGGGACATCTTTTACTGGCGGAAACGGGGGTAATGGGTTAGCTACTTTCGGCGAGCATTCATATTTTTATGTTAACGGTGATGCTGAATGGTTGTATGGAGTTAGTTCCTCAAAAAGTGAATTTTGGTACCCATGGAGAAATGCAGTAACTTATGATTATGAATTTGATCCTGTAGCTTTGTATATACATTTTCCTCACAATAAAAATATTAATATACATAGATCTATAATATATTTTAAAGAATCTGAAAACTTTAAGAAAATGTTTTTAGCTTATTATATGGCTCCTGCGGGCTTGCCAGGAAATTCTGGTCAGTATGGTTATAGTTACATACCTAATTTTAGTTCTGTAAAATTGGATGGTACAAAATACACTGCAGAAGATGTTGGCGGAACCAAATATTCTACTGCTGATTTAATTATGCCAAATCCTATGCCAAATTCTAAAATGATTTATGTAGACGGAGAAGCTTCTGATGAGAATTGGGCTTTGTATCAAGTTGCAGGAAATACTGAATGGAATGTGATGGAGCATAATTTCGAACCCATTAATTGCTATGGGTTTATGGTTTATTGTGATTGGCATAAGAGTACAAAAATAATTGAAATGGAGTTGTATAGTTCTTTTCCGGTTAAACCTGTTCTTGTAGATAACATATTTATGAGCTCATCTATTTACGGGGATTATTGGGATACTATTTTATTTAAAGAAGATAATAAAGATCCTAATAAAGCCTACTCTAATCTTGTAAGTTCCCCGAGGTATTTTAATATGGAGTTTAGTCCTCAATCCGCTTTTGAATTATACGAGTTAAGTTTTGAAGTGGCTGAAAGTGATCTTAAATTATTAGATTGCAACAACACTGTGCTTATGGATTCCGCACCAAGGAATCAAATGACTTCTCCTAAAAAATTGGAGATAGAAAATGTTTATGATGTGCCTTTGAAGTTATCTGTTAGTGTTCCAACTAAATTTATACCTAACAATAATCTTCTTTCTCATATAAAAGCAACTTCACAAGAAACAACTGAATATGCTGAAGTAGGTCCTGGGGCAGTTGTAGAAAAGAATGATGATTATAACCTTGAATTATACAACAGTCAAGTGGCTATCAATTGCCCTAGTTATTATTTAAAAAATCTAGCAGTTGATGCTCCAATATGGGCTTTTGAAAAAAATAAATATTGGAAAGATCTTGGTTTGTCAGGTTCTAAAGGTGAGATTAATTATCTAAATGAATCTGGGGTTTTTAAAGCATCTATTACCTTTGATGCTACTTCGAGTAAGTTTTGGAAGTTTAACATATTAACTCATGAGTTTCATAGATTCTATACTGTTAATGTACTTTATAATAATGAGACAGTTGCTATAAAAGATCTGTATGTTCAGGCCCAATCTAAAGGTTTGGGTTCAATTAAACAAGTTATAAACACAGACTCTAATGGTGAATACATACCTACTCCAGTTATTTATGACAACTTTTCTGATAATGATTTTATTAATTACTGGCAATATAATATACCACTTGGTAATTATTTCCGAGAAATTAACAATGTTTTAAAACCTACATTATTGTTACCTAATACGACTTCTTACTTTGAACGTAATTTACAATGCCCCCTAAATAGCTTTGCTTTTGAAACAGAGTTTTATTATAACCCAATCGATTACAGAAATTTAATAGGGTATAAAGTTGAATTATTGGACAACTATGATACGGTTGTTATGGGATTAGAGCTTAATAACGATGAAGAAGATGTTTATATAAATATATATACCTCTAATTTAGATAAAGAATATGAACCAACATCTTCATATCAAAATGATCATTCTTACTACAGCCAATCACATAAATTGGGTTTTATAGATAGTTTAGGGGGTAATTTTAGGTTTTCAATTACCAAGGAGTTTAGAGATTATACTGAAATAAAATTATCTGCACTTCCTAGTCTTAGTGGTTCCGAATACTGTTCTGCAAAATCAGTGGTGTTTGATATTGCTGATAATCACGGTGGTTCTATTTTTTTATCTATTAGATCTATAGAGTTCAAATTCCGGGGCAATTTAATTATAAATTCTAACCCTACTGTATATGCTACATCTAATATTAGTAATAGTGGTTATGAACCAGAGAATGTTTTTGATACAGACTTATCTAAAATAGGTGACCAGGATCACACGTCTTGGTTATCTGAAATTTATAATATCACTAATCAACGTCTAATAGTTGTATTTGATTCAGAAACTGAATTTGATGAAATAGTTGTTAATAATGGACATCATTATGGTGATGCTGGGGGATGGACTACATCGGGTGCAAAAAATGTAGTTATTCATATCTCTTCTGACATTGTTACAGATACAACATATGGAGCACCTATACCAAACAGTCGCAAAATTTTTGATGGGGTATTTGATGAGCATGTTGCATCTGATATAGAAGATGATCAAAGTTTATTAGGGTTAATTTTAGATTTAGTATCATTTGATGACTCTTATGTCTTTTATGATGGTACAAAAACTGACACTATATATTTATTAAGTAGGGTCCATAAAGCCAGGATAAGTTACATAAACAATAGTTTGGTCAGTTTACCATTACCAGATATAGTATATGATACTTATTTTGCTAAAACCCTTATATTTGATTGTGAAAATAATTGGGGTAGATCAGACGGTATGGGTATAAGAATGGTTGAACTTTTAGATATAAATGGAGATACAATTCCATTAATTCCGTCAGACTATAGTTCTTATGATTCTTACCATTATCATTCAAATACTATTTTTGGTACCGCTTTTGATACTACACGTTCTAAAACTGGTAGTTTATCAGACTGGCGAAGTGATTATAATGCCGGATGGGTTGCATGTTGTGGGGGCTCTTTAGTTTCTAATCAGAGGGGTGTAATTGTATTCAACAGTGATATAGTATTTTATGGCGTTCGTATTAATAATTATCATAATGGTGGTGGGACTACCAATGCTGGAGTAAAGGATATTAAGGTATATTTATCAAGGGCTATTATTGATGATACTACTTATGGTGGAAGCCTTCATGGCACACATATGATTTTTGATGGCCAGATAGATGAACACGTCTCTTTAGATATTGTGGATGATCAAACTTTGAGTGGAATTGCCGAATATAATTATGACCAATCAGCCACATTTTTTTATAGTAATAGTATAGAGCTTGATGCTTTGCCTATTATAAGCCAAGATGAATCATTAATAATAGAATTAACTGGCAGTAATCCGGCCAATGAAATTAATTTGATAATGGATAATACTGATTTAAGTGATGGATCTTTATATTTTTCTAATACAGGGCAGGATGACTTTACATTATGGGCACAAAATATTGATAGATTTTCATTACTTACTGAAGATCAAGCAAGTGTTCATGCTTCTGGTTGGCGTTATAATTTTATTCTTACTTATTATTACTATAATGCATATCCTTATTGGGCACTTTTAGATGATATTCTTTCTGGATATTATGATAATCAACAAACATTGTGGATGGATCAGCGAGAACTACCAATATGGTGGGTTTATGATTTTGGGGCTGGTAATGAGCGAAAAGTTGATTATATGTATGTAAAACTTGGTGTAGTTGATCCGGCATATAGTACACCCGATACACTCACTATATATGGATCTAATGATGCAAGTTTAGATTTTATTTCTGGAAAAGTTATACCAGTTATTACTACTACATCTGGTAATTACACTATCCATATCTTTAATTCTGATGGGGCTATAACATTTCATAATGATGGAAATGTTGACGTGTTAATTGTTGCTGGTGGGGGTGCTGGTGGTGGAAGTAATGTAGGTGCTGGTGGGGGTGCTGGTGGATTAATATATCAGACTGGGGCTTCTGTTAGTGGTAGTGAAGACTACACTATAGTTATAGGTGATGGCGGGGTTGGTGGATCAAATGATGGGGAAAATGGAAACAATAGTTCTTTTGGTGAACTAACGGCACTTGGTGGGGGTGGCGGAGGAGGCGGCGGTTGGACGTCTGTGTCAGAAGGTTTTGATGGTGGTTCAGGCGGAGGGGCTAATGGTAATGATGACGGGACTGGAACTCCTGGCTTAGCTTTGGAACACACAAACCCACCTGGATACTACGGTAATGATGGAGGAAATGGCTATGGTACCGCATATACTGGTAGAAGATCTGGCGGCGGTGGTGGAGGTGCTGGATCAGCTGGACAGAATGCCTACTCTTATAACGGGGGAGATGGAGGTGCTGGAGTATTATATGATATTTCAGGAACTCCCACCTATTATGCTGGTGGTGGTGGCGGAGCCACAAATAATTCTTCTGGAAAAGGCATCGGTGGAATAGGTGGTGGCGGTGATGGTACTAATGGTGGGGGTATAGCTGAAAACGGTGTTGATGGTACTGGAGGCGGTGGTGGAGGAAGGGATGAGTCAGCATCTGGTGCTGCCGGGGATGGAGGCAGAGGTGTAGTTATAGTCCGTTACTTAACTGCTGATTTTACTGAAGCACCAACAATCTCAGTAGTTAAAAATACAGCAAAAAGTAAAGACTTTATATCCCAACACACTATTGATATGTCTTCTGGACAACCCGAACTTTATATTAATACAAATATTATTAATTATTATAGACATTACTGTTTTGTCTTTACAGACACATCAGGATCTACTGATCCATTTTCTGCTGGTATACATTTGGTGAAATTTTATGAGGATTTAACCGAATCTACTTCTGATTTATCAACGGAGGTTAATTATTATGATCATTATTTTGCCATAGATCTAGGCCAAAGATATGTTTTAGATTTTATGAGGAATTATGGGGATGATCCTGATAAAATATATCTTCCAGACATTTTTACTGGTGTTGACTATTCCCTTTCTGAAGAGCAAGATCCAAATAATGTTGTATGGTCAACTGATGATTATTTGGGTGGGTCCTTTTCTGCTAGATCGATAATATTTGATATAGCTGATAATTATGGGTATTCGGCCTATATAAGTATTCGATCGCTA